AGGTCAGAGGGTATTTCCACCAAATCACTTACGTTTAGACTTACGTCTATCGCAGCGAAACAGCTACGCTCCCGCAGAGCATATGCAGAGGCCCACACACCCCTGAGACGAAGAAACCGCCCCCACTCTCCGACGTGAAGAGTGGGGGCGGGGGGTTCCGACTTTGATGGGACTTTGAGGGACGTGACAGAGTGTCGCCTGCCCCAAAGTCAACCGCCCTCATCGGGGGTTATGAGCGGGGTCAGATGGTGGTTGGGTCGGTGAAGGTGTCGCTCGCGTATCGGCCGCCCGTGCCGAACGCGGCGGCATACTCGGCGGCGTCGATCGCATCCGCCTCGTCATACGCCTGCGCCACCGACAGGCCGAGTTCAGCAGCGGCGACGGTCAGATCGACGAGCTGGCAGGCGTAAACGATCGTCGAGGGCGCGTGGTCCTCGTTGCCGGTCATGACATTGCCCAGTTCGATGAGCCGTGACGACAGCACCGACGCGCCCCACACAGTGTCGTTGCGGCCGGTGATACCGAGTGCCACCCGATACGAGCCCACCCCTGAGGACAGGGCGCCGATGGTGCGGTTGATGTAGTTCGGGCTGGTGGTGCCGGGGTTGGTCGCCACATTGCCCGAGGAGGCGTAGTAGGCCGACAGCCAGCCGGTGTGGACGGTGGAGTGCTCACGACGCAGGCCGGCCACCGGCACAGCGGTGGGGCCAGATCCGATGGTGCGGGCGCGGGTGGCGCGCGCCCACGCCGACAGGTACAGGGCGTGGGTGCTGTTGGCGTTGAGGTACTCCTGTAGTTGAGTGCTCATGTGGGCCAGCACCGACTCCCCGGCGACGGTGCCGGTCTTCTTGGCGATGACGTGCAACCCGCCCTTGGCGGTGCGTTCGACCATGCCGGTAGCGGCCGACACAGTGTTCGCAATCGACAGCGCAGCAGTGCCGTCGGTGGTGGCGAGCAACGACCGCAGCGGGTCGGCCGCCAGGTTCGGCAGCGAGGTAGGCACACCGGCACCCCAGGGGCCGGCGGCGTGGGTGGCGTCGACAAGCACCAGCGATCCCGCGTTGAGGCGCGGATCGGCGTACAGTTTGGGTCCGGTGAACGAGGCATCGGGCGAGCGGAGAACAAGGGTCTGTGCCATGGGTCCGGGTCCTTATCGGTTGTTGGAGCTTCGCAGCCATCCGGCGGCGAGGAAGTAGTCGTAGCTTTCGAGGTCGAACCACATGACGAGGGGTCCACGACCTCGGGCGGTGAGCGGCCGGATGATCGGATACTTGCTGGTGGCGAGCACCTTCGAGCGGGTCGTCCCGCTGCGTCCGGTCCAGTACCGTTCCAGGCGACCACCGGGGTTGAGATTGCGGGCGACATAGACGGTGTCGTCGGTGGCGGGTGAGTCGAAGGCCATGCCGCACAGATAGTTCGCCTCGGCGGTGTAGCCGAAGCGTGGTCCGGCCGCCACCACCGCAGTGCTGGTACCGGCCTGCACATCGAAGACGCGGTAGGTGGCGTTGTCGGGTTGCCCGGTCGGCCATTCGGCGTAGGCGATACGCGGCTTGTACGGGCCATCGGAGACGTAGAACAGGCGTCGATCGACGGCTGAGTCGTGGGCGAGTGCGGGCGTGACGGCGGGACTGGTCTGGTTGCCGTTGAGTTCGAGGTCTTCGGTAGCAGTGAGCACATTCAGGGTGATCGTCCCGAACGGGTTGGTGACCGCTCCGGTGACGACGTCGATTTCGAGGTACCAGACGTGATTGTCGGGCTGGGCGGGATTGTGGTACATCGCCGCCCGAATCTTCTGGTTACCCGAGGCGACACGTGCGTCGGCGAAGCTGCCGTAGAACTGCCCGCCCGACGACTTCGCGAAGAACAGGGTCGACAGGGGTGTGACGGCCCGGGTGGCCTGGTTGACCGAGAACCGGGCGAACCGCCAGTTGCTACCCGGTGACCGCACCGGCACCCAGAACAGCATGTCTGTGTCGGTAGACCCCGACGTGATGGGGATGGGTGAGCCGTAGGAGACGGTGTCACCGACGTCGATGGTGGTGACCGGCGAGTCCTGAAACGACGCCACATCCCCTGGTGCGGCAACCGCGACCCGCAGCAGGTTGTCCCCGGCGTGGTGTTGCCACACCATGACGCCGCAGCGGGTGTCGTCGGCCATCCAGTGACCGGGCGCGCAGTGATCGTCGATCGCGAACGCGACGGTGTCGCCGACGATCACATCAGCGGTGACGCCCATGCCGGGCCGCCACTCTCCGGCATGAATCGTGCCGTCGGTGGAGCCGTACAACGTCCATACCAGCCGACCGCCCACCCACGTGTAGGCGTCCTTGATCCACCACTCGTGGATGAGATTGCGGGCCTGCATCTGTGACAGGTCCATGCGGGCTTTGATGGCGTCGGCGGTGCGCTGCGGTGGGGTGCCGTCGCCCATGACGCCGAGATAGGATTTGCGGCCCTGCCCGTCGACGTGGGTGAACGATTCGAGTCCGTTGGTGACTGTCGTTTCGACACCGACGTCGGCGATCGCTTCGGTGATCGCCCCGGATTCGAGCACCGCCTGCCCGACGGCGGTCTTGGTGCGGGTGGGCATGGTGCCGTCGAGGCGCACGCCGAGCCATGAGGTGCGACCCTGTGCGTCGAGGTGGGTGAGGGCTTCGCCGGTCGCGCCGGTTTCGACGCCGATCTCGTTGACGACGGATTCGACGGCACCGGCGTCGAGTCCGCCGGCGGCGATCGTCCACGCCGCCTCTTCGGTGGTGTCGAACGAGGCTCGTGAGGTGCCCGCGGTGGTGCGGGTGCCGGTCTTGCCGTTGGGCAGCAGCACCGGGACGCCCGCCGCGTAGGCGGTAGTGGCCTTCCATACCGGGGCATATGTGCTGTCGAGAACCGTTCTGGCCGCCGAGTCGGGGTCGGAGAGGATGCCTTCCACGAGGGGTTCTGTGACTTCGGTGTTGACGTTCGCTGCCATCCACGCTGTCACCGCCTGCGACAGTGTGGTCACCGGAGCATTCCCGGGCAGATTGTGAACGATCAGATCCTTGAGGTTCGCCGACGTCGTCACATCGAACGGCATCGGCTTGTTCGCGATGCCGTACACCTCCCACGGCCCCTCCGGCAACACCACCGACCCCTGCACATTCGTCGACGCCGACACCCTCCGCACCGAATCCCGCGGATTCACAATCTCCCCCGACGGAGTCGTGAACGAACCACGAGGAACGAACCGCAACATCGGTTTCTGACCGGCGGGACCCTCCACCGTAAACGTGATCGTAGGCATCAAAGCTCCTTCTAGACGGTGATGTCGCGGGCGACGAAGTTGTCGAGTTCGCCGGAGGGGTAGAACGCGGCGCCGTTGACGACGACAGCGACGCGGCGGCGGCCGATCCCGTCCGGGACGATCCCGGTGGTGTCGGCCCAGTCGGCGATGGGTTCTGTGGTGTTGGGGTCGCCGTAGAACACTTCGTAGATGTAGTGGGTGTCATCTTCGGATCGCCTGGGCCGCAGCGTGTATCGGCCCGATCCTGGTGCGGGGACGGTGGATCGGGTGGTGCGCGAACTGTACGACCCGGTCTGGACGTAGACGCCGTTCTCGTTGGCGGTCAGCCAGATCCCCGCGCTGAGGCTGGATGTACATCGACCACCAGCCCCCGCGACCTGATATTCGTCGACGTCTCCGTCGAGCCACAGATCGAATCCGACCTCGAAGTAGTCGGAGTTCAACGACTGCACCCGCATCGCGGCGCCGGAGTTGGTGGATAGGCCGCTAGTGGTGTGCTTGACTCGGCCGTTTTCGATCTTGATGTTGCCGAACGTCTTGTACTCGGGGCCGAAGCTCGACCGGTTGAAGTCGTCGACGATGACGACGGGGATGCTGGTCTGTCCGACGTCGAGGCCGAGACCGACGAACGGGGTGGGGCCGCCGTACATGGCGTCACGCTGCGCGGTCGTCAGGCCCGCCGGGACGGGGGTGGTGGACGGGTTGCGGCCCGATCCGGGCGAGTACGGGCGCATCCCGGTGATTGGTGTGGCGTAGGGGAAGTTGACGCCCGCGATGTGTACGGTGCCGGTGCCGGTCATGCGGAACTGGATGTCGATCACGTCGTCGATGTCGGAGATGATGGACGCCCCGTCCATGAGGTGTTGCATCCACGCGATCGACGTGACGAGCTCGCCGGCGAGGTCCGGTGACGAGTAGATGACCGGCCCGACAGACCCGTCGGGTTCCTGCCGGAACACGTCGACGTGGAAGGTACTGACGGTGCCGGACTTGTACGCCATCCAGCTCAACACTTTCCGCTCGGTGGCACTGTCGATAATGACCGACGCCCACGGCGCGTACGACGCCGTCGCATTCACGACAGGCGGATTGGTGGACAGCGTCGTCGTATGCACGTGGTTCGGTGCAGAGGCGTTCAGCGTCGACCCGCTGTGGCGGTGGTTGTCCGGCCCGCCCGCGTAACCGGTGTTGCCTGTGATGTCGACCGTGTGCGAGCCACCACCGATGGAGATGGTCGCCATGCTGAGGTTCATCTCCGAGAACGGGAACGACACACACGCTGTCCGGTCCGGGCCGGTCTCGTGCAGCGGCCGGCCGCTGCGAACTGAGATGACCTGCTGGAAGTAGGTGACTTGAGTACCGACGGATACAACAGTTTCCGCAGCATCCACCGCGGTCTCGTTGGTGTCCTTCAACCACCCAGCCAACGCATTCTCAACAGCGTCACCCACGATAGGGATGCCACCGATCAACTGCGCCAGAATGCGCAGCGGCAGACGGATCAACGCCGGGATCAGGTTGTCCTGGATCTCCTCCAGCGTGTCGTAGTCGTCCGGGTCGCCATCCACAATCCACGCCAACAGATACGAGAGCGGCGTGAAGATCAACGCCTGCAACACCGGCCGCAACCCGAAGAACCCATTCACCCGCGCCCGCAGATCCTCCGGACCCTGAATGTCGGCAGGGTCAGCGGTCGCCACATCCTCGGTGAACGCGGCGAACTGATTGACCACAGTCCCCAGCGGGCCGTTCACATTCGCAGGGTTGCCGGCCAAGCCGTCGTCGACCTGACCGGGGAACCTACCCGCGGCGAGATCACGGAACTTCGCCGCAGACGGATTCTGCAGGGTCTCACCAAGCTGCCCGGGTGTGACCACACCCTGAGGTAGATCCTCCGGATTCGTCTCATGGAACGGCAAATTTGGGAGCGTAATGACCCATCACCTCACTTCAGACCGGCCGCGTAACGCTCGCGACAGTTGTCCTTGTTGCATTGGCGGCAGTACCGGCTACGGCGTCCTGGCCGGTCAGGTCGGACGGTGTAGAGCGTGTTTGTCTCGTCGTACGGGTGGCCCTTGGGGCAGCGAGTCTTTGAGGTCTCGTGGTTGGTGCCATGGCGCACGGAGTCCAAGCGATTCTCGGAGGCCGTGTCGTACCGCAGGTTGGTGAGACGGTTATCGGTCGCGTCGCCATTGTTGTGACAGGTGTGGAAGCCTGCGGGTAGAGGTCCCACGAATGCCAGCATCACCAATCGGTGAATGAGCATCACACTCATCTGGTTGTCGCGGCTCATCGTGACTCTGAGGTACCCGGTGCTCTTATGGAGCGATCCCTTCAACACTCGCCCAGGAACCCTACGGAGAATGCCCGGATACCGTCCCTGGACGAACCTTTCGAGGCTCTTCACACGACCCTGGTCACTGACCTCGTAGAGACCTTCCCAGCCGGGAATTGCGCGCCATTCTTCGACAGGGGTAGCGTTCACCGCTAGCCCTCCTCTGCTGTAATCAGATGGATGGGTCAGGAGGCGCAGAGTGTTGGTAGCACCTGCGCCTCCGCTTCAATTGTACTGTGCCGCAGCGATTTATTTGGCAGGGTCATGCCGCCCTCTCGATCATGCGGGCCAGGCGAGTCGCGTGGCCGTGGCGGGCGTAGTCGGTGGTGTGCTGTGTGCCCCACACGTAGTCGCGCGCGGCGATCAACGATGCGATGAAGTCTGGCCGCCGCCACCACTCCGACGGGCCATCCGTTACCGCGTCGGCGATGCTGTCGAGCCACCGCAGGGCTGACGCCTGATCGCGCACCGACATGAACTCGGCGACATCCCACGCTGACCGCAACGGTGCGTCCTTGTGGATGTCGGCGATCGGATCACCCGGCGCCCACACCGACAACAACTTCCGCGGCAGAGTGAGCCGGTCGGCGATCCCGCCACGAGCCCCGCGATGCAGCGGCTCGTGGGGGTTGCCCATCGCTGCCACCGCCCGTACGTCGAGCTCGGGACGCTTCGGCAGGATCTCGCGTGCGAACTTGTACGCGACCATCGCGCCCTGGCTGTAGCCGCCGACGATCGCCGGATACCGCGACGCGTGGACAGCAGCGGCCATTGTGCGCGCGCCGGCCTCGATCGACTCAGCCGCCGACATGTGGTGTGCGCCGGTCGCCGGACCGAACATGCCGGGGTAGCTGACGTAGGTGAACTTCACCGACGGATTTAGGCTCCGGCGCAACGCCTCCGACGCCGGAGACCCACCCCTGCCAGCCCACGTACCGTCACACCACAGCAGCTCGATCACGGGCATCAGTCGTTCATCCCCTCGACCTCGGCCGGCGGGTCGATCTCGTTGTCGACGAGCTTCCGTCGAGCCCGCGCGACGTAGGTGCGCAGCGCGAGCACCACATGATCGAGACGCCCGATGGTGCGATCACGCTGGCGTAGGCGCTCCTTCAGCTCTGCCAGCTCGGCTTCGTAGTCGGCGATGATCCGCGAGTGCTTCGCCCGCGCCTGGTCGTTGTCGCGGTCGCGGGCCTCCCTTTCCTTCGCGAGGTCGGCCTCAAGCTCATCAATCCGGGCGTGCAGCTTGGCGATGTCGTCGAGCTTCACCTTCGAGCGCGTCGCCAGCACACCAGTCACGAGCGCACCGATGGCAGCGAGGAGACCTCCGAAAGAGGCGATCAGTTCAGGGCTCACCGACAGTTCCTTTCCGCGTCACCACGGGCGATCGCAATATGCAAGATCGCCATGAAGCCCGCGAACGTCCCGTGGACTACAGGAACCGGCGGCTCAGTCAGAACAGCGGAGAAGAGGATGCATCCGGCGTAGAACGCCAGGAACCCCGACGTAGCGATGTGGGCGAAGATGAACCCGCGCCTGCGCACGACGGCAAGGAGTAGCGCCAGTCCGGTGAGGAGGAATCCGAAGAACCACATGGGGCCAATGGATTCCACCCAGACGACAGCTGAGACTTGGCCGGGCTGCAATGGTCGGCGCACCAACTCCTCGGGGGAGATGTAGAGCACGCCGACCGCCACCTGCATGCAGCCGGTGACCGCGGCCATCAGCCGCGCGCCGAGCATCAGTCGAGAGGCTTCTCAGGCGTCGAGAGGCTTCTCAGGCGTCGAGACTGCTGACGCAGTGCCGGGCGTGCCGAAGTTTGCCGACGCGATCGACGTCAGCACCGAGACGAGAGTTGCGGTCCCGACGATGGCGCCGGTGGCAGCCCAATCGACCGACACCACAGTGACGTCGGCGACGAACACACCGAGGGCGGACTGTGCGGCGGTCTTCACCGCGCGCTCGGCGGCATCCTTGAGGAACTGGGGGCTGAACATGACGAATCTCCTTCTGTGAGTGCGGCTCAGGCCGCGATGAGGTCGACTGCTTCGACGGCCAGCGGGACGCCGGCCGCGTTGACGAGCGTGAGATCCTTCGCGGCTGCGCCGATCTTCTTCACCGCGCCTGACGGGTCCCACTCGAGGACGCCGTGCTCGAAGGTCTGGTACTTGCCGCCGGTGCCGTTCGGGATCTCGTCGGACGTCGGCCAGCCGAGAGGGCCTTTCTCGTAGCCCTCGAGCGCCCACCGCTGGCCGATGACACCTTTGACGACGTGGTGATCTTGGCCATCCTTGCGATACAGCACGCCGCCCTGGAACGACTGGACCGCACCGTCGGCGAGCTTTGTGAAGTCTCGGACCGGGAAGCCGAGTTCACCGGTCTCCCACTTCCGGTCTGCGTACGCCTCGAACAGGCCGCCGTGCGGGATCGCATGGGCGCCGGTCGCCGGGTGGAAGTAGATGTGCGCGTTGTCGTACTCGACGAACCGGCCCTTGCCGTCACGGCCGACCGGGCGCTCACCCGCGGCGCCGGCCTTCGCCTTGCGCACGCCGACCCACGGATTCTCCTTGGCCTCGAGCTCGATCATGTTGATGATCACGAGCGGCTTATCCGGCGCCTGCAGGAGGCGCTGACGGAACAGCTTCATGTCGAGATTGCCCGGGTCCCACTTGCCCTGGATCGCGCCGTACTCCTTGTGCGCGACGACCTTGTTCCACGGGTTGCCGAGGCGCTTGTTGATCGCGCGCACCACCTTCAGATAGGCGCCGTACTGGGCGTCCGACCATGCCGCGGTGCCGTTGTGGGCGGCCTCGATGCCGATGGTGACGGCGTTGCCGTTGTTGGCGGGGATGCCCGGCCATGATCCGGTGCCGGCGTGCCAGGCCACTCCGACGCCGCACAGCGTGACGACGCCGTTCGCCGCGAGGTGCAGCTGTGACGCGAGGCCGAGCGAGGAGTGCTGCGCGATGCCCTGCGGTGTCTCGCCGAACGAGCCGGTGTGGTGCATGAATGGACCCCAGATGGTGCCGAAGTCGCCGTGGCCGCGCTCGAACGCGCCGGGGTAGATGTCGCAGCGCAGACCTTCGGCGCGTAGTACGTCGGGGAGCCAAACGGGATCAGCCATGGTTATGCCTCCTTAGGCATGGTGAGATCCCCACACCCAACGGGTGCAGGGTCGATATGAGTTGGGGGTTAGGCGCCGGGTGTGGTGATGACGCCGCGCGCGTCCTTCGGGATACGCTTCGGCCGCTTCGGCGCCACCCTCACCCGCCGAGTCTCCTGAACACCATGATGATTCGGCTCCACCGGCACCGGCTGAGCCTCCTCACGGATACGTTCCTTCGCCCACCCAGGCACGGACGCCAGCCGGGATTGCACCTCATCGGAGTCGGGTTCGGTCTGCACCACCCCGAACGCATCCAGCACTTCGGCGACCGGACGGAGGATCGGCACCGACGACGTCCCCCCGGTGGCGCCGAACGCCAGGAACAGGGCGGCGGCGAGACGGTCGACCCGCTCGTTCCGCGCCACCTCTTCAGGAGTCAAGTCTTCGGTGGTCACAAGATTCCCATCTCTTGGAAGGAGCTCATTGCGGTGCTGATGAGGGCGACCATCTTGTCGAGTGCGTCTTGCTGGGTGCGGGTGTCACCGAACTTCGCCGCCCACACCTGCGGTTTGCCTGTCGCCAACGGCAACGACAGCTCGCGGCATCGAGCCACAAACACTTTGGAGCCCAGGTACTTCGAGGTCGCCCCGACACGGTCACCCAAACCCCAGTGGCCTTCGCCGTTGTCGCCGATCAGGTACGGCATCGCGTTCACCACTTCGAACGAGAACGCATCATCGGGGTCGGTTTCGCGGCGCCGTTTCCGTAGGTCCATGATCGCGGCCGGCGTGTACGCCTGAGTCACACCCGTCGCCGCGGTCTCGAGGCGATGCCCCCACCCCTGCCGAGCCACCCGTCCCAACAGCGGAACCGACATGTGCGCCAGGATCGAGTCTTTCAGGATGGGCATGAGGAACGCGTTCAGGATGTTGCCGAGCGACCCGACGCCGTAGCCGTTGATGACGAGGTTGTCTCCCAGGACGTCGCCGGCGTAGCCGACGACCGCCTCCAGCAGTTCGTTCACTCCGGGCATCGACTGACCGCCAGCCGTGATACGACCAGGCCCACCGGGTGCTTGGGTGAGTTTGAAGTTCTCCACGCCCTTCACCCGCCCATGCAGGTACACCACATGCGGCCGTTCGGGTTGGGTGCCGAGAATCCCCGGCAGCCGGTACCCTTCGACGTCCACCGGGTCGCCGGTGAGAAGGTCGTAGGTGTCTTCCACATAATTGGAGGTGACGTTGGCGATGGTCCGCGCGAAACCGGTGGCGAGGTTGCCGCCCAACGACGTACCGGTCCGGAAACCGGATTTGTCGACGATGTCGACGAACAGGGTGCCGTTACGCCAGTTCGTACCCGCCCCCGGGAACGGTTCAGGGTCGCCGGTCTTGAAACGCCGCGGCTTGATCATCATCTCGGCGTCTTCGAGGATCGGTTCCATGATGTCGAGCCACGACTGTTTGATCGTGCCCGGAATGATCGTCGTCGGGGCGGTGGTCTCCCCCAACAGTTTCGGCATCGGCACGATCTGCGCGTCCGCCCACAAGCCCTCCGGCCACGTTGATGGGTCGGTGAGCTCGAAATCCATGTTGAAGTTGGTGGCCTGGTTCCGCAGCACGTTCATGCCCAACGTGAGCAACCCACCCACGTCGACGGGGATGAACAGGAACTGCACCTTCGGCTGCTGAATCAAACTGACGGGCAGGAACGGGTTCGCCGCCATATGCACATACTTGAGCTCGGCGATGTCGTCCATGAATTGGAGGGTGACCTTGTCGCCCTTCACCGATTCCTCGAGGATGCACTGCTTCTCCGGGTCGCCGAACCCGCCAACCCGGATGCCGTCCTTCTCCACGATCACGTGAATGTTGGAGGTGTCGCGGGCGTCCTCGTCGATCGCCCAGTGCGCGAGGTAGGTGCGGCGGCGGGGTTCCATCTCCCGCGCCCACAAACAGAAGTCGTCCAGGTCGTCGCCAGTGAACGGTGCGACCGGGCTGTTCTCGATCGGCAAATCCACCGTGATGGTGCCGATCTTGTTCATCTTCGGATTGAGGGAGCCGTCGAGCCGGTTGACCGCTTCACCGCGGTACACCCAGTCCCCGTCATACAGTTCGACCCGCGCCGGCATCGCGGTGCGTTCGATACGCGTGTACCGGATGTCCCGCGCCCACTGGCAGAACTCGTCAATGTCGTCGCCCTCGTAGGGGAGGATCACCCCGGTCACTTCTCGAGCCCCGACTCAGCCGACCAGAACCGCCGCAGGATCAGTTTCGCTTGGGCACCGGCAGGTCCGTCGATGATGACGGGCAACATGATCGGATTCTCGGCGGTACCGGTGTGGGGTGGGATGGGGTAGAGCAGCCGCACACCACCCATCTGGCCGGACGCGTTGGACAGGTCGGATGCCACGTAGGGGTCCATGGACCGTTCCGCCATGATCGACCAGAACACACTGATGGGCTCAGTGACGATCATCCGGTCATCATGCACACCCGGCACCCACTTAGCGTCAATGGTTTGCTCCTGCCCAAACCCGAAGTCCGGCAACGAAAACTCCGCCGTACCATTCGGTTTCAAACCCCACTCAGGCCACGCATGCTGATCCGTCGGATTCCAACACGGCACCCACAACGTGTGCTCACCATTCGACGGGTTGGTGGCCTTCACCTCCAACTGCTGCGACTCGTACCGCGGCTCCAACGCCACCACCGACACGACAGCCTTCGCGTACCCCTGGACATTCCAATCCATCTCCGGGGAAAACAGGATCTCCTTCTCCAACAGGAGAGTCAGCCACCGCGGACCCGAATAGTCGGAGGTATACCGCCACGTCACCGGCAGCAACTCCGACACCGGAGAACCCCACATGAGGCGGAACCGCGACACCGTGTCCTCCACCCCCGCACCCATATCGTGCAGGTGGATGGTGAACGTCATCCGCCGAACCGGCACCTCCTCACCAGCGACATAGCCGCCCACCTGGAACGACCCCGACACCACCAACGTGGTGAACTCCGTCGAGAACACACCCTTCGGTGACCGATCCAGTTCAGCCCCTTCATCCCCGAACGAATAGCCGTCGGAGATCTTGAAGTAGCCCGCTTCGCTCTCGAGCTCGATCGTCGCCTGCATCAGAACCCAGCCATCTGGGCTGCAGCACGGCGGTCTTGTTCTCGCATACCTGCCTCAATCGCGTCCATCGGGGATGCCTGAACAGTCCAGTTGTTGTTCACCACACGCCCGTTGGCTGCCTTGTTGGTGCGGCGCCCGACCGAGGGCATCGGCCGGCGGGCGTTGATCGTTTCCAGAAGCGGCATGTTCGCCCGGGCGGCGTGACGGTTGACCACGTACTCGCCACCCTCGAGCCATGCGGGGACGTCACCAGCACCAGCGACCTGACCGCCCGTGTGGTACCAGTGCGGCGACTGCGCATTCCAGAACGCCCACGCCTCCGACGGAGACCCATACCGCTCGAGGATGTACCGGCCACCAGGACCGGCCTGCTCCTTCGCCGTCGGCCCGTACCCGAACTGGGCGCGCGTCGTGTCGAGGAACTGGAACAACCCCTGTGCGGTGGATGCCGGGTTGGCTGCGGACTCGTCCCACGACGACTCACCGTTGATGAGCCGGAGTGTGTCGAGCCACTGCTCGCCTTGCTGCCATCCGGGATGGTTGCCCCACTCGGCAAACACCGTTTCCTTCGCGCCGGGTGAACCTGGCGCGATACCGCCTTCGGGGGTGTCCATGATGACAGCCGGGGCGGGTGGCGCCGCAGGTGCGGCCGGGGCCGGCATGTACTCCGGTGTGCTGCTCTGCGGAGCGGGAGTCGTTGCCTGCGGCGTCGTCTGAGGTGTGGTGGTCTGGGGTTTCTGCAGCTCCTGCTGCTTCTTCCGCGCCTCCTCCTGCTGCTTCAGCAACTCCTGCCCTGCAGTGAGGAAACCGGGCGAGTCGTTGATACCCAGCACGCCGAGAAGTGACCTCGTCTGCCCACCGATGAAGCTGGAGGCGCCGAGCTCGGCCCACCCGGAGAACGATGTCGGGTACGACTTCGTCTCCGCCTGTGTCGTCGATGTCGTCGAGGTGCCCGACGGTTCGGGGGCGTACTTCGGTGCGTCGCTGCGGCCATCCTCGGTGTTGAACGAGGGCACCGCGTCTGGGTTCTGTTGCCCCAGCGGGTTCGCCTCGTACGGGTTCGGCCGCGGCGCCACCCCGACCGGTCCACTGAACCGCGAGTGCACATGATCTTGGTGGCCGCTCCAATCGTCGGCGTAGTAACCGGTGTTGGACTCGTCGCTGCGTCCGGCCCATCCGATCGTCTGACCGGTTCCCGGGTTTTGCCAGATGATCTGCTCGAGCTGCGGCGTCGACGGAGCGATGCTGAACAGGTACTCAGCGAATCGTTGCATTGCGTCGACCGCGCCGCCCCAGTCGATGCCGCGGTTGAGCCCTTGTGGGTTCGGGGCGAAACCAGCCTCCGCCCGATCATCCGACTGATGGCCTGCATAAGTGGAGGGATCGACCGCGTATTTGCCGCCAAGGTCATTCACCCACTGCGGGAACGGTTCCGCCTCAGATGTCAGCCCGTAGGTCCCGACAAGGCTGCCGTCGGCGAAACGGCCGGCATTGACCTGGTCCATGAACCCGACGCCGTACTTGCCGACCGACTTGGCGTTGACGACGTACTCGCCGTTCGACAGCATCGCCGGGATAAGGTCGTCACGCGGCCCACCCGGACCCGATATTGCACCACCGGCAGCTTTCAGGAGCGGCAGGTCGGGGGTGTCGAGGCTGACACTCTTGCCACCCATCCACGACGGCGACTTGATCGTGAAGCTGAAGTTGTTCCAGGCGCTGATAATCCAGTTCAGGACGCCCTTGAACGAGTCCTTGATGCCGTCCCACATGCCGGCGGCAGCATTGCGGATACGGCCGGGTAGATCCTGCACGAACCTGACGAGCTCACCGAACTTGCCGATCACCTCGTCCGACTTCCCGGACAGGGTGTTCGACACTGTCGTCCAGATGTCCGACCACAAGTCGACGAACCACTGCCCCACCGACGCGACACCCTGGATAGCGCCGGTCAGCAAGTTCAAGGCGCCCATCATCATCGGCAGCGCCCACTGGGCGGCACGGTTCAACAGATCGATGAACACGATGAACGGCGGCAACAGGATTTCGAGGGACTGCATCAGGAACGGCAGCAACGACACCGCCATCTCCGCGAGCTGAGGCAGCAGCGGGGTGAGGGTGACCATCAACCGCACCACGGAGTTGACGAGGTTCAGCATGTGCGGCATCAAGGTCTGCACAGCCTCAACCAGCGCCTGCGACAGGATCGTGCCTACCTGGGCGAGCGCCGGCCCGAGCACCTGCATCAGCGGAGCCAACTGCTCTGCCCACTGCGCGACGAACGGCTGCATCGCCTGGAACGCAGCACCCAACGCGGACGCCAACGGGGTGATGATCTGCGCCAACAGCTGCCCGAGGACCGGGAGGATTGGGGAGATCGCCAGCAGCAGGTCACCTGCAGCGGCGACGATCGCCGACAGCGGCGGCCCCAGCTGAGCCAACGCCTCCCCGAGGGGTGCGAGTAGCGGGGTGAGGGCCTGCCCGAGGGTGACGAGGAGCTGCGACAGCGGCGGCAACACCGGCAGCAGCGCCTGACCGAGCCCTGAGATCAGATCGGCCAGCACCGGCAGGACCGGACCCAAACCGACGGCGATAGCGTTGATGAACTCACCCAGGGTAGGCATGATGCTCGCCAGCGACTGCGCCAGGATGTTACCCAGCTGCCCGAGGAACGGACCTGTCGTCGCGACGAGCTGTCCGATCGACTCAAACAGGATTCCCATCCCCGGGCCGGCGGCGGCACCCATCTGAATGAATCCCTCAGTGATGCCGGCGATCATGGGTGCCAGGCCGGACATCATCGACCCGATCGAGGTGATGAATTGCTGCATCACGCCGCTCTCGGAGAGTCGGGCGAACACATCCGACAGCGAGGTGAGGGTGTCCTTGAAGGTGGTGTTGATGTAGCCGGCGATCTGCACCATCCCCGACTGGAAGCCGGCCATGTTCTTGTTAGCGAACTCAGTGACCGAATCGCCCAGGCCGTCGAACATGGCCTGCTGGGTGGCTTTGCGCAGTTCAGTCCATGCGGGTCCGAGGGCACGCATCTGCAGCACGAAGTCTTGGGCGGCGGGCGCGAGTTTCGCCATCGCCTGCGCGAACTTGTCCACCCCACCCGCTGCGCTGGAAGTGGCGTCACGCTGCGCCTCCGCCAACTGGCGGGTCGCCTGCGTCAGCTGATTTTGCGCGTCGACCACAGCCCGGTTGGCTTGGTCGCTGCGCGTCTTAGCTTGCTGCACAATGTCGGAGCCACCGATGCCGGCGTTGTTGGCTCGGGTGGTGTCGGCGCGCTGATCGGCGGTCTTGGACTTCGCCTCACGCAAACGCTGCAACGCATCACGCACATCCACATCAGCTTCAGCCCGATCAACCGTCGTTGACCGCGGATCAGAGTTGACCTCGATCCGCCGGCCGCGGGCCTTCGCCAACGCAATCTCCGCGCGTTCCTGCGCGATCTCCGCAGACACCAACTCGTCGTTCATGTCCCGCAGATACCGGGACGCCTCCTCGTAGGAGTCGTTCAAATCCCGTTGCGCGTCAACAGCGGAACGCTGCGCATCCGCCACACCCTGCTGCGCGTTCTCCACACTCAACAACGCGTCAGCGACAGCGGACTGCTTGTCAACCAGATCCTCAGCTGCAGCACCCGCGTTCGCCGTCTGCTCCGACAGCGCCGAGAACGCGTCACCGATACCGACACCGCCGACGATGCCGACCGCGCCCATCGCACCCAACGCGGCGGCGGCACCACCAGCAGCTCCAGCAACACCCACCAGCGCCGGCACCAACGAGGCGATACCCGCCGCCAACGCTGTGAACTTGACCTTCTGCATCGTGGTCAGTGATCGGGTCGCGGACTGCGCCCCACCATTCACACGATCGAGGCCGCTGGTGTTGACGTTGATGTTGATGCGCCGATCCAGACCCGCCAACAGCTGCTGCAACAGGATGATGTTCTGGATACCGCGGACATCGATGTCGATGATGGTGCGCACATCACCCGCCGCTTGCAGTCGTGTGACCGCGGTAGCGAGATCACGCAACGCCCGTGCCGTCGTCTCCAACTCGGCCGTCGACAGATTGCTCGAGAAGGTGGCCCGGGTGACAGCGTTGACGTCGCCGATCGCCCGGATACGCCCCATCTGCTGCGCCAAATCCCGCAACGACCGTGCCGTAGCTTCGATCTGGGCGGGCGATGCACCAGACAGGTCGACCCGGACATCCACCGACTCGTCCCGCAACGCCCGCAACTGGGTACGAAGCCGTGTCAGATCAGCGCCGACATCGATGTCGTACTCGACCTGCATCCGCTCAAGGGTGCGGCGAATCTCATTCGCCAACCCCGACATGTCCGCGGAGATGTCGATCTTCGCTGAACCGGCACTGTAAACGGCCAAGTCAGATCTCCTCTCCAAGCCCACGGGCAGCACGCATCAGCAGGTGATCAAACGCGATCTCGTCCTGCACTCGTTCGATCGCCGGGATCGGCACATACGGTTGAGCTCCGCTGTCGACGCGGCACACGTTCGCCGCGATCTGCTCCATCAGCGCGATCATTCGGGCGTAGTCGTAACGGTGAGCATCAAACTCACGGAACGACGGCGCCTCCGCCGGATCAGGAGGCGAATAGTCCCCTGCCCTCGCCCGAGCAACTTCCTCATCCTCGTGAAACGCAGCGGGATAACGCGATCCAGTGGGAAGCCCATCAACAAGCTCGATCAAATCGCGCCAGTCCCGTTCATGGCAGAACCAGTCGTTGAGGTCCAGCCCATACACCTCTTGCAGGTCACATCGGATGTGTGCCCCGTAGCCTCCGATGAGGTCTACGAGGCGTGCGTACCCCCCGGCACATCCGCTGCTCCCTGGCCGCGGAAGTAGTTGATCAGGGTGTAGCAGAGGCCGACGAACATCTCTTCGGCGTCGGCGCCGGTCGCTTCGGCATACCGCTCGAAACCGTTGATGACACGGTTGAGTGCGACAGCGCCGCCGAGTATTTCGAGGAGGGACGGGAAGTCGCCGGCCGCGGAGGCGCGTTGGAATGCGATCTTCCCCCGAAGGTCGGTGGGCGCCCGGAACACGACGTCGTCGTCGATGCCGTCCGCGAACGTGTCGGAGGCGATGACGTACGGCTCGAGTTCGACGCGGTTCTTGCCGAGCTTCAGCGAGCGGGCGCGTTCCCGGAATCCCTCGAACTGTTCGACGTTGCGCTCGACAGCCTTGGGTGCAACCTTCTTCGCCGCCGCCTTGCGGGGCGTCGACTTGCGTGCGGTGGGTGCAGACATAGATCAGTCTCCTTGGGTGAGTTGGGTGATGAGTTGGGTGAAGTCCCCCGACGCCGCGTCACCCAGGCACGGCGCCGGGGAACAACTCAGACCTCGACCGGGGTGACGGCGAACGTGCCGCCAGTCAGACCCGAACCGGAACCCGCGATCGGAGCCCCATCCGGAGTCGTGACAGTCCAGTTCGGGGCGGTACCGGTGACAGTCCAATCCGCGGCATCGAAACCGTCGTCCAGGGCGACCAGAGCCGACTTCACCGCAGACGCAGCAGCGTTGTAGGCGATGCCCGCAGTGGTGTTGCCCTTGTACGAAAGGGTGAACGTGCCAGCCGAAGCAGCACCCACACCCACCACGTAGTCACCCGACGCGTAGCCGAGTTCCACACGCAGCGGATCGAACCCGGGACCATCGATCCCGAACTCGTACAGATCCTCACCGTCCTGGAACAGGCCCAGTTCGATGTCGGGCATCGACTCAGCGTCCTGGGCGAGGGAAATCTTGCCGCCCGACTCCGGTGCTAGCTTCTTGAACCACCACCACTGCCAGATCGGCTCGAGGGTTTCGTCGTTCACGTCCTCACCGAGGACGAAGAACGTCCAGTACCGGATCGGGGTGAGAGCGGTCTTCTTCGCCCGGAACCCGCCCGTGCTGGTGGCCTGGAACGCGCCGGCCTGCAGGTTGGTCTGCAGTTCCTGCACGATCCGACGGGCCTCCTGCGGGCCGATCTCGAGCTTGCCGCCCTCCGACTGGATCAGACGCCGCGACGGAGACGCATTGCCGTACGTCTCGATGTCGCTGATGTCGATGTCCGGGGTGAACGACGCACCGGTCTTCTTCTTGATCCCGCCGAGCGTCTTGAACCCGGCGAGCGAACCCTCAACGAGACCGTCCTCGTCGAACAGCGGGTCAGGGGCGGTGTTGCCCTTCACCCACGGCTTCGCCATCACCAAAAGCTTCTGAGCGACGACGATTCCGAGCTCGTTCGCCTCCCGATACAACTCAACCTGTGAGGCCATCAGACCTTCTCCTTCCGCCCGAAGTTGGGCATGACAAATGCCGCGAACTCGGGCGTGAGTACGCGGTAGTGAAAACTGTTGTTAGGGTGTGCGTTTCTTGGTTGCCAGCTGGAATGTGGCCTGGAACATACGATGGTCAGGGTTGAGGAACACCAACTGCTGCTGGGTTTCCTCGATCCCGAACGACCTGACGTTGGAGCGGACGCCGCCTGGGCGTTCCACGATGCCGCCGTCCCCGTACTTGCGGGTGAGTTCGTCCTCCAGGAACTGCATCACCTTCACCGAGACGTCGTACCGTTCCGCGGTGACCTCGAACTGGACTGGCGTGTACCGGAACACATCGTCCATCACCGTTCCCGGCATGATGTGCACCACCACAACGACTTTCCCAGCTCTGATCAGATGGTCCGCGTTATCAGGTCGACGTGTGCCGGCCTCCCCGCCAGGGGTGCACCGATCCAACTCGATCTGCACCATGTCAGCGGCGAGATCACCGATGTCGTCGAACGCCGGCCGATACTCGGACGGAAACTCGAACATCACGTGAACCTCGCCAACATGCGCAACACCTGATCCAAATCGTGCGCACCATCAACCGGAGTGCCGTTGCGGGCGTAGCCGAACTCGTGAGGCAGATCCTGCACCACATGCTCACCCACATGCACCGACCCCACCCACCGATCCCGGTTGGGACCACCAATACGGGTGCGGACCTGAACATCCCGCGCCAACTCGCCGGTCTGCTTCGCCACCAACGCCTGATACAACAAGGCTGCAGTGTTCGCCCTCGACTCGACCAGACGCCGCATCTCCGCAGAGACCAGCACCTCACCAAGCCCGCGGAAACCGTGCGCGCGACCCACCTTCACATCACGCACCAGCCACCTCCCGAAGACGAACCAGCTTGCGGCCGAAATCGTGACCAGTCTGCGGCTGCAGCTGATCCCACATCGGCCGCCCCTGAACACGGAAGGTCGCAACCTCCCCCGTCCTGACGTCGACGAACCGCACCTTGTCCGACGGTTGGACGTCGTCATCGCGCGGCACATACGTGTCGACATCGGTGATCTGCACGTCCTGGAAGTTGGTGTTCGAGTACGAGGCGTTCCAGTCGAACCACCAGTCATCGAACGACGCTTCCTCCGCCGGACCCACAGGGTCCCCGTGGCGGTCCTTGCCGGCTTCCCGAACACGAACCACGGTGGTGCCAGTCATCCCGGCACACCCCACGGAGACACCTGCATCGACCCAATCCGACGTCGCTTCCGCACAGGGTCACGCACGAGCCGAAGATCTTCCTCGGTGAACGTGATCCGCCCGGACGCAACCTCTTTGGACCACGAACGGCTGTCGGTCATGGGCCCCATCACCTGCGACCTCTGCGTGGAACCGTCCGGGTTGCGGTACAGCTCCAACACCTTGTCGCAAACCAGCACCTTGGCGCGGTGAGCACGCTCCGCTGACAGCTCGGAACTGGCCAACGCTGGCACCAGACCCACGAGGAACGACTCCACATCCTCGATACGAGTGGTCACCCATTCCGATCGCTCGTGTGGGATGGTCCCCTCGTATCGTGCTGCGACGTCGTCGTACTCGGCGAACATCAGACCGGCACACCCGCTGCTTTGCAGGCATCGATGATGTCGTCACGCTTCCAAGCCGACTCCACCGCCACGTTGTGCTTGTCGGCCCAGTCAGCCCACACCTTGCGGGACGCACCAGGACCGCCCTGCGGCGGAGGCTCCTCCGAAGAATCGGACTTGTCGGTGTGCACGCTGGCCGAACCTTCGACCGGCACATCCCACACGTCCGGGTTGGTGATCTTGGTCCGCGCCCACGAAGGGACGGAATCACCAGGCCCGAACGAATGCAGGTTGCCCTTCTCGTCGAACAGCGAGACGTAGGTGACCAGCGAGGACATCAGGCCACGTCCAGCACCGACAGCAGGCCGGCGTTCGACAGGATCGGCATGCCGACCGCGTCAACGAACGTGAACTCGCGGTAGGGCGGGCCGACCTTCTCGACGACACCGACGATGCCGGGTCCGTCGCGGAACGACAGCTCCGACTGGCCGGAGGTGACGAGCTCGAGAGCGGTCGCCGACATGCCGTACGCCATGAACCCGAGCTCCCCGATGTTCTCCGGGAGGAGGATCGCCTTGTCGGCCGCGATGACGCGGGTGACAGTGCCCTCCACGTTCAGGGTCGAGTCGTACGCCTCGAACGTGGGAAGGTCCTCCGAGGAGAGCAGGTTGTTGAGCTCGGCCAGGGTGACCGAGGTGCGTCCCTGCGTCGACCCGTACACGGCGTCGATGACTTCCTTGTTCTTGCGGAGGAGGCTGAGCGTCGACCGCGACACGAGGCCACGGGTGGCCTTGCCGTTGCCGTTGGCGATGCGGACCTGCTGCTGGGTTTCCAGATCGGTCAGCGGAACCGCGGTCGTGGTGTTGGACCACAGAGCACCAGCCGGAGCGGTGATCTGGTTGGCCGGCACACCGTAGTCGGCCTCACTGTTGAGCCCACCCTCGTTGATGGTGAGCTTGCCGTCGGTGAGGGTGTCACCCCAGGCGAGCTCCACACGGTTGTGCATGGTGCCCACGAGCCGTTCGGCGTCGTTGTAGGCGGCTTGCGCCTGCACGGCCTTGTTGGTGCCGCCCAGGCGGGCGACTTCCTGAGCGATGCGCTCGTACTCGCCCTTGTTCAGCGAGTCCGAGAACGGCGCCAGCTCGACGTACTTGCCGCTGCCGGCGTCGCGCTTCGACACGTGGATGGTGCCGTCGAACGACCGGTACTGCGCGGTGCGGTTCGTCTTGGTTAGCTCCGCCCAGTCGATGCGGTTGGAGTCGAACGTGCGGACCGGGAACAGCTGCGAGAGCGCGTTGCTCGCCGGAACCGGAACGGTGCGCACGAACGTGGTGAGCGTGTCCGGGGAGATCGGACCATCGAAAACGATTGCCATGATTCAGTCCTCTCTCACAGCCACACAATGAGGGGCAGATCGGCCTTGCCGTTGGCGTCGACCGTTGCCGGAAGGTTGGCCGTGTTGACGGCACCGTGGATGAAGCGGGCGCCGCCCACCTTGGTCAACGCACTGCCGGTCGAGGTGTCGATAGCCCGGACCGACGAGAACAGCAGCCCCACGCAGGTCTCACGACCATCCGAGGCGGCGTTGTCGTACGGCCCGAACAGGCCGGTCGCGGTGACCTTGCCCAGTGCGGTACCCGACTTGATGAACCCGTTCGGGTAGTGCGTGTTCTGGGTGAACTTCGAAATGTCCAGCGTCACCGAGGGAGTCACGTCTGTGCCGTGGGTTCCCACGAGCCACGAACGATCCTCCACCTGATAGCTGCTGGAGCGAACGGAGATGTCAGTCGACATCAGTTACTCCTTGTCTGTGATGTAGCCGCGGCGACGTGCCTCAGCTAGTCCTTCTTCTTTCGCCGAAGGTGCCGGCGGTCGTGTGCCTGATTGCCCCCACTGCCGGGGCGGCTGCTGCTTGCCTGATCCGCCGAACAGGCCGGTCAGGTGCCCTACCACTGCTTCCTCGTCGAACTCGCCGTCCTTGATGAACTTGGCGGCGTCCGTGATCGCCAGGAACGATTCGAGTTGATCGCCGTCGATGAACCGGCCAGCGGTGGAACGCAACACTTTTGGCGCCCACTTCGACGTCGCCTCTTCGGCAGCTGCAGCCGCAGCGGCAGCCTTGGCGTCCTCGATCACCTTCTCGCTGTCCGAGAGCCCCGATTGGCGGAGTTGTTCCGCGTCCTCGATTGCCTGCCTCGCCTGTTCGGGGGTGATCCCAGCGAACTTCTTGAGGGTGTCAGCCTTCTTGCGGTCGTGGAACTTGAAGTACGCGAGCTGCTGCTCGGTCGTCATCTCCGCGATCGGCGTATCCTCCGGGAACCCCTTGTCGGCGGCCGGCGGATCGTTCGGGGGGTTGTTAGGCGGATCATCCGGGTCTGGGGCGCCGCCCATGACGGGCCACACCGGTCCGCGGCCGGTGAATCCGATCGCCTGAACCCCCGTGAGAGGGTGAATTGGTAGGTGGGACAAAACAGTTTCTCCTCTGTCAGGATAGCAACCCATGTCGGGCTTCAACCGCCGGAGGCGGAAGTCTGGCTGTCAGGCGCGTGCGGTCTGACGTGTCTTCTTAGCCCGGTCCTTGGCCCGTTGGGCGCGTGACCTGTACTTGGCTTTCGGCACCAGGACGGCACCAAGTTCGCCGTGCTCGTCCACGTCGTAGCGGGTTCTCTTCAAGTCGCGCAGCGTGTTTCCTTGCGCGTCCTTGTAGAACCGGCTGAGGTCGTCATCGTTGATCGACTTGGGATCGAAGTCCTTTGTCACTGCGGCGACAGTGCATTTGCAGCGGTGATGGATCGGCTTCAACTCTGATATCCGATAAAGGCGGTCCGCGGCAACGATGCACATGCCGCACACGCCGCCGCGCGACAACTCTGGGTGGATGACCCTCCGATACCCAAGGACTCGGTCGTCGAGATCTGCCGCCTGCGCCAGAGACTCAGACTCGGCGATCCGTTGCGACAGCATCAGGTTGTCGTCCACGATCACCCGAACCCGCGACTTGGCCGCTTCGTTCGCCGCGGCATCATCCTGGCCCTGTGACCGCTCATACCGATACACACGAGCCGGCCGGGTCAACACTTCCTCGGTCGTCGTGTTTCGCACCGTCACCCGCACCCGAGACGGGGTCGCTTCATCAACACCCTCAGGTGTCGCGTCGGGTTGATACTCAACCGTCGTGGGGCTGCGGTCGAGATCGGCCACACCATCGTCGACCTCAACACCAGCGGCCCGCACATCCACCGGGGCGGATGGCACGGCAGTCGGAACATCAACACCCAGAGCCGTCAGCTGCCGGGTTTGCGCCGCAGCCGTCGCCCGCGCCACCGACGTTTGGGCGGCTTGCATCACCCTCGATGCAGCTTGGGCGAAACTGCGAACCTGCGCTTCGTCGTACGGATTGACTGCCGCCCACAGCTTCTCGATCTGCTGCACAGCCCACTGGCCGACCCGCTCCCGGTGACCTACGGCGCCCTCGGCCATCTGCCGCACCACTTCCCCAATATCCGGGGACTGGGCTGCTACAGAGGCCGCAGAGTATGCGGCAGCTGCCTGCGCGAGCGCCTCGCTATAGCTGGTCGGTGCGGTCACTGTTCGTCACCGGAGGGCCGGCCAGAAGAGCGTCCGCCATCCGCTGCTGAATAACCTGGGCGGCGTCCTGCGGGGACATCTCCCAGATATCGGTGAGGATGCGTTCTGTCGACAACGCCGCCTGCGCCTGCGCCGACGCAGAACCCTTCTCCGCCAACGAGCGGAACTCGATCGGACCCCAATGCAGCCGCAACCCCGTCCGTTCAGGGCTGCCGGCGAACGAGAACGCGATACGCCACAACAGCTTCAACGGAGGAGTCACACGCGCACGGCGGTCACGGATCTTCGACGTCGCCGACTCACGCATCAACGCGGCACCCTCAGCTGAACCATTCGCCGCATCCGGTGTGATGAGATGCAGCGGAGTCGATGTGACTGCCGCGAACTCCTTCACATCGTCCCGTTTCGCGGTGATGATCGGTGTCAGATCGGCCTGGTTCGATTCCCAGAACGTCGCACCACGAAGTACCCACAACGATCCAGGATCAGCAGCCAGGGCATCCGTGTCCAAATCTGGCTCTTCCCCATCCTCGTCGTCTTCGTCGCTGTCCTCGAGGACCACCGCGCGCTGACGGAACGACTGGTACTTCGTCAGCACCATCCGCTGCAGTGTGGTGTCGTTGATGCGGTCGAGCAGGTCGATGTGTGGTTCGTACTCGCCAAGGCCGTTCGCATTCTCGAACCGCACGATCGGAACCCCACCAAGATGATCAATCCCGGTGACCTGCTCAGCCTCGTCGGAGGTGAGACGCCAATAGTTGTCGTCGAGTCGCAGTTCCCACTTCTCCCCCGGAAGGAACAGGAACGCACGTTCAGTTTTCAGGACCGGGTCATACTCGCGCACCAGAGCGGCACACAACCGCACCGGGTTCAGCGGGTCAGGAATCCCCACACACCGCCGCGGATCGATCGCATAGATCGACGGCAGCGGGTCGCCAGGGACAACCATCGCGAACGACTCACTCATCCCGAACATGAACGCCAGGCAGTCCTTGAAACGCGCCGCGAACCCTGACTCGTCCATAATTCGAGCCGCGAGGTCGTCACCGTTGGTGTCCCGGTCCTGATCGGTCGAAACCGCCTGCAACTCCATACGATCCAACATCGCCCCCACACACATGGGCGCATAGTTGCATCGAGCTTTACGCATCTCCTCACGGAAGATGTCGCGATACTTCTCAGCCACCTGCGGGAGAGGCGGATCGCCCACGTAGTACGACCACAGCGTGTCCATCGCCTTGTTACGTGGCTTCAGATCCGTGGGGCACGGTCGCCCGTCCTGCCACACAGGCTTAGTCCGCGCAGTGAACCGCTCATTGAGAAGATCGAACCACTCCGTCGGCGTGAGGTCGTACACGGTCACCTCACCCTCTGAATGGTCGTACGCTTACGTTTCTTCGGCACTTTCCCAAGTTCATCCATGCGGGCCTGCCAGGACAGGATCGCCGCCATACACGCATCAAACTTCCTGTCCGGGTGCAGCTTCCCCAAGATCCACAACCGCTTGCCCTCATCGTCAGTGAGGTTCAACTGAACCTTGCCGGCCGCCGCGATATGCCGCTCCAAGTCAGGGTCACCGTTGTGGGACACCTTCCCGGACTCCATCGCATCCTTGAACCCTTGGATCGCGTTGACCATCGGCCGGCGGCGGTTGGTCCACCACTCCTGCACCACATCCGGATACTTGACCGACCACTCACCCACCGTCGAGTTCCAGTGAGGTGGGTCGCAGTACATCTTCTGCACCCGAAACCGTTTGAACAGGGCGGCGACAGTGTCCGACACGTCCTGCTCGTCCACTTCCCAGTCGTCCTCAGCATCAAGAGGCCGTTCCCACAACCCGCCGAGCTCCTGAAAACCAGTCTTGATGTCCGTCACCACCAAAGAGGTGGCGTCCCGCATCCGGGCGCCATCGAAACCGATCGTCACCCGAGTCCTGTCCGGAATCCGAGCACCCGCACCACAAGAGAGGTCACGCCACACCTGCACGTTGAACGCCTGCGACTCCTGAGCAGTCCACCGGTTCAACCACACCCGCTCGAGATACGTCTTGTCAGCCTTCGGTCGATCCCACTGGCCCGCAATCCGATCCAGGTCCGACCACTCCGCCACATCCGGTCCCGACGCCTCCCGAACAGCCTCCACACGCTGCTCAAAATCGGCCAAGTCATAGCCGTCCGACGCCTGCCGGTGAAAGAAGAACAACGTCGGCCGTTCAGTCTCACCGCGGGCGATCGCCTCAGCCTCAAAGAACTCGTCCTCGGCAACCGAATCCTGCCCCGGCTCCCCCGCCGTCGTCGTCGACAACGTCCACGGGTCCTCATCCGGCCGCTTCGGCAAGTTCGCGTTCATCGTCTGCACCGCAGCCTTATGCGACGGCAGATGCAGACGGTGCGTCTCATCGAAACCCTGGAAAGTGGTGCGCGCACCGTCACGGGCGTTCGGGGCGCCGGCAATCGGCACCGCCTTACCGTCCGCCTCACCACCCGAACCGAGGCGAATGATCCGATCCAGGCCAATGTCGAACAACTCCGGGTCCGCGCCCTCTTCGCAAATCACCATCAACGCCCCGTAGGCGAGCTCAGCGACCTGCTCCTGAGTGTTAGCCAGCAACGGGATGTACGGGTCCCGCACCGGACGGCCCTGCAACAGCGACCCATCCCGCTCAAACCCCGCACACCGCACCGGAGCATCCGGATGCAACTCAGCGAACGCAATCCACGCCATGAACTCCGTCTTCGCAGAGCCCTTCCGCACCGAATACCCGACCCGATCGAACCGCCGGCGTCCCGCTCGAGGATGCCCCATCGGGTACACCTCGTACGCCCGCCAGATGATCAACTTCTGATCGGCATTCAACTTCGCCGGCTGCCCCTTCAGGCTTCCCGGCCCGTACACGGCGCGCTCCTCAATGAAGTCACACACCTGACCGCCGAGCGACGGGAAAGGCTCCTCATCGAACGGCGGAACAACCAGAACGCTCACACCGCGGACTGGCTCTCGGACGAGCCGAAGTCGAAAACCACGAGCACATCGTCGGTGGGTGACCAGTCACTCCGACGAGCTACGACCTCACGGCTACAGATCCGCACTTTCTCCGCTAGGTCGAACGCGCGAACGCGCGCATACTGTTCGATCACTTCGTCCGCGAGTTCACGCGCGTGCCCCCAACTGCGGAGGATCACAGGGGGATAACTGTCGAATCGCTCCACGCGCAGGAAAGGGTTGGTGCGGTAGACCCAGCCAACGCCCTCCACACGCACCGTGTACTCGGTAGTGGTGATCACAGCATCGTCGGTCATTGACCGAACGCCCGTTCAATCTTGCTGGCAAGTAGAGCCAGATCAATGTGGTGCCATGCGCACCAGCGGCCATGAACGCCAAGACGACAAGACAACCTTCCGGCCCGATACATCAAAGCCCCCTTCCTACTCATACGGCGTGCAACCCCTTGCGGGGGTCAGCGCCACCGGCCTTCGGTGCGGCGGTCGACTTGCGTGTCTGCCGGCGCTCAGTGGCGTCCTCAGCCCGAGCAACTTCGATCTGTAGCGTGCGACGAGCCATTGGCGTTAAACCGCACTCACGCAGTAGAAGGCGGGCTTCTGCCATTGCTGCCGACCGCGCCGTAGCCGTTGTCTCTGGGTCCCAGGTAGTTTGAATCGCGCGAGCCGCCATCAGAACGTTGTGGCGGTCAGACTCCATCCACTCCTGAGGCATCGGCGACGACCAAGCCGACTCCCAGAAGTCACGCACAGCTGGATGCCACGCAACATAATCGGGCAATTCCGGGATCACCGGGTTATCAACTTCGGACAAGGTCTTGGTACCCGACTTGCTCCGGTGTCCTCTTCGGACACTGGCAGGCTTCGGTGTAGGTGGCATATGAGATCCCCCTTCAGATCAGGGCTAGTTGCTCGCCGCCACCTCGGTCACCCTTAACCGAGTTGCACTGAAAGCAAGCGCAAGCCACGTTCGCGCGAGTATGTGACCCGCCCTTAGCGAGGGGGATCAGATGGTCGATTGTCGGGGCTGCGGGATTAGGAACCTTCGCGTCCCTCCCGCACTTTTTGCCACAGATATGGCAGCGGTACCGGTCGCGTTCGAAAATCTCCGCCGGATGAAACTTGTCCACAACCGAGGACTTCGCCCGCGCCCGACGAGCCTGGTTGTGCTGCTGCCTCTGCAACTGGTACCGGCTGGTCCCAACCCGACGTAAGTGAAACGCGCGATTCGAGCAGACCGCCGAGCAGTACTTCCGACGATGCACCTGCACGAAAGTCGATCCGCACTGCTCGCAAACAGACTCGGCAGGCCGGCGGCGCTTCCGCTCATTCGTGGTATTTCGCCACTCACGCAGACGATCCGGGTTGCGCGCATCACATGCTCGAGCCTTGCAGGAACCGTTGCAGTAGCGCTTGTTTGATCGCTCGGTGCGGAACGTCTGACCGCACCCTCCGCAGCACACCTCGAGTAAGGGAATCGGAGACTCCCTTCGGAAGCGGACCGGCACTGAGTGCCGACCCCTGGCACGACAAAGCCCACATCCGGCAGGTTCGCGATTTCCTGGGATGTGGGCGCGTCGGATTTGGCAGAGCTACGCGGCGGTCTGGATGGGGGCCGGGGGAGGGGTGGTGGGCATGGGGGTGTGCTGGGGTGGGGTGTGGCACTCAGTGCCGGTGGGTGGTGTGTGTGAAGTGTTTGTCGGTGGTTCGGCCCTTGTGCTCGTTGCATGGTTTGCATGCGGCGCGGGCGTTGCGGTCGTTACCGGTGCCGCCGGCGTTGGCGGGGCGCACCTTGTCGACGTGGGTGGCGTGTCCGATGCAGATTCCGGGGAGTTGGATCTGGCAGGTGTAGTTGTCGCGCTCGAGTATCTCGGTGCGAAGCTTCTTCCAGGCTGATGTGGATGTGATCTTGGATGATTCGGTTCGTGGGCCTTGCCATGGCTTGGTGTGTTCGGGGCAGTACCTGGTGTGTCGGATGAGGTTGGTGCAGCCTTGGGTTGGGCATTGGCGTGGTGCTTTGGGCATCAGCTGTGGCGTTCGGCCGATCCGTGCCCAGGAGGTCCGCCTGTTGCGGCCTGGTGGTACACGTTGCAGAGTCCCTCAGGGTCTCGCACGTAAGGGCTGAGTTGTGCGACACACCGCTTGAAGTCGCCCGGAGTGTTCCACTTGATGCGTGCTGCGCCCGGTCCTCGGACCCAGTACGCCTTCAAGCGCGCAGCACCTTGGACGTCTCTCGGTGAGTTCTCCACGTCAACTCTCCCTTTCGAATCCGCCACTCGATCAGCAGCTTCCCGCCTTTGGAGCAGTTGCATGAACTGCACGCGGCAACCGTGTTGCCCTCGCTGTGGGCTCCGCCTCGGCAGGGGGGCACGACGTGGTCGAGTGTCAGGTCGCTCTCGGTAGCGCCGCAGTAGAAGCACACCCCGTTGGCGCGCTTCAATGTCCGCTGCCACTGGGCTTGGGTTAACGGGTGGGGTGACCCTAGTTTCTGCGCCCTCCGCCTACCGAACTTGACGGCGGATTGCTGTTTGTATGCTGCGGTGTGCTTGTTGAGTTGGGTCCACTCTCGAGTCTTTCGGCGGCGGTCTTCGGCCGTGCGGTCATACCGAGCAGCTGTCCGGCATTTGAGCGAGCAGTACACAGGCCGGTTGGTTGCCCCGGTGAACTCTTTGCCGCATGCCGGACATTCCCGTGACGTGATCACAGGAGCGCGCCGCAAGCGGTTGGCTCGTTGACTGCAGTCGACTGAGCAGTACAGTCCGTCCTTGCGGAGTGGGGTGAAACTCTCGCCGCAGAGTAAGCAGACCTTGGGTCGAGGTGTTGTGTGCTTGCCGTGCTTCGCGTTCATCGCAGCGCATGCGCACTTGCGTGCGCAGTAGATCTTGCGTCCGTGGTTGGTCGTGAACGGCGTTCCACAGAACGCGCAAGGTTGGGTACGCTGAGCCATGTCGAACCTCTCACACAGGTTTGGCCATAGCCCGGGACGGTTGCCGCCGTCGCCGGGCCTTTCTTTCTCCGTCCGAGTCTAGTTGACGGACACCTCAAATAGGCCTTCACACGTGAACCGCCAGCGGTCTTGATAGACCCACTGGATGGCCCCTTGGCTGCCAGGGTTGGCTTCTTCTGCGGTTGTGGCGGTGCCTGTGGTCCCGTTCTGCACCACATCGACAACTCGGGTGACTGAGGCTTCGTTGGTGGTTTCGCCGAACATGCCGATGACTTGGTTGGCGCATTCGGTGGTTGCGTATTGGCGGATGAGGTCTGTGTTGTTCTCGCCAATGGTGTCGTTGCTGTCCTTGACGAACTGCTCGACGACGGGGCGTAAGGGCGGTGGGCCAGCGGGTGTGTGGCTGGTCGTCACTGTGCTGGTGCCCCGCGTGGTGGGTGCGGGCGTGTTGGGGGTTTGTTCCCCAGAGCAGCCGGCGGCTAGGAGGATGATGGCGGTGGCTGTGATGAGTCGTCGCATGGCGTGATCGTAGTGGTCACGCTGCCCCTTTGGGTTTGCGGTGGATGACTGGGTCTGCGATGAGTTTGGGGTCGACGTCTCGCAACGCGAGGTTCTGCAGTTGTTCGGCTTTCATCACTGCGGGTCCGGTGATGTGGAGTTCCCGGGTGATTTGGTCGTAGGTCCACCCGTTGACCAACAGCCTCCAGATGCAGCAGGGTTCGACGGGGACCGGGTCACTCATCGCGGGTCCAGCAGTGTGTGTCGGGGTGGTCGGTGTCGAGGCGGCAGACACGGGCACACGGCTTGTTGCTAGGTCGGTGGTGGTCATAGCCACACCACCGCAGCAACGTTGATGACCATGTGCAGGATGTTGTCCGCAATGATCATGAGCCAGACGGCCATCCATGCGGGTGTGTCGTCGGGGTATCCGGTCGCTGTGTGTTCGGGTCGGAATGCTTTCGGGGCGGCCTGGTTCTTCAGCCACACCAGATGCTTGGCGAGGCGGTGGCGGTCGATGACGGCGTGTGTGCCGACGATGACGGCCAGTGCTGCGGGTGACTGGGTGATGAGGAGGAATGGCAGGCCGTAGGTGACGGCGTGCGCGATGGCGGGCCACCACCGTCTGGTCTTCTCGGTGGCCATCCAGTGGGACTGGATGAGGTAGTCGCCGACAAGGTGGGCGATCAGGGTGTAGGCGATCGCCTCAGCGATGCTCATGGTTCGGTGGTCCTACCCAGGTCAGTCGAAGACATTGCGTTGCCTCGCGATCGTGATGTGGTCGGTGTCGTCGGAGGGCATTGCACGGCATGCTGCGACGGCGTCCATCCAGGCGCGTTCTTGTGCGTCTCGGACTGTGCGGCGTTCCTGGTGCCAGGCGACGGTGACGACGAGCCAATGCAGGGGTGTGAGTAGCCAACCCATGACACGGTTCACGACGGTTATCTCCAAGCCCCCGACAGACCAGTAGAGGTTTGGCCGGCGGTAGCAGTCCCGCGCTGCGCAACGCGTTGCGGCCGTTTGGCGCGGCCTTGTGGTCTGCTCTCCCCTGCTCTGCCACGAGCTGGTTGGGGTGCCCGCCGTCGGTACCGGGCATGCCTTGCGTGTTGGTTTCGGCTTGAGTGTCACTGGCGTTGTGAGCCGGCGCGGTCACGCTCCGCACCATCCCGGTAGCGGGAAGTGTGGGTACGAAAAAACCCCGCCAGTCGCGGATGACGACGGGGAGCAATCTCAGGTGGCACATCTCGCGCCTACGCGGAGCGTACCACTATGCCCTGACTTAAGCGGGCTGTGACGCGCGGCGCCTTCGTTGATGTCCTTTGTGGGCGTCAAGCACGTCACCCAGGAGGTAGAACTTCGTGCCCGTCTCGGGGTTCATGCTGTCGGGCCTGAGTTTCCCGTGCTTGATCAGCGTCCTCATGCGACGGGAGTTGAGTCCATCGCAGATGTCCCCCACCTTCCGGGCCACCACGTCGATCGTGGAGAGGGTGACGACCTGCTTGTACGCCGCAGCCACTTTGGCGTCATCCACGCTGATCGTGTCATCGGGCGGCAGATCCACGAGGGTCGTGATGTCCTGCGCGTAGCCCTCGATCTCATCCGCCCACTCGACACACCCCTCAGTCATAGCGAAGGTGATGACGTGCACGCGTAGCCATCTCGTCAGCACAGAGAGCGCACGGTCGTCGTAGCCAGCAGGGATGCGCGCCTGATCTGGCAGGAGGGGCCCAATGAAGCCCGAGGGGTGTGTGTATCCGACGGGCATGTAGTCCAGGCCTCGGGTCTCGCAGACGTGGCGGATTGCGGTAGTGAGAGTGTTCTCCAGCTTGGCTGCGAACTCTTGTGCACCCTCGTGAGCCGGCGCCTTCGCCCGCAACTTCTTGGGCCGACGGAATGAAGCGAGGTCCCGGCGTCCGATAACCGCCCTGCGAGTGAGGGTGTCGGCCAGATCGTCTAGGTGTCTCTCGATCTCGCTGAGGGACTCAACGAGGCGGCGTTGCCCATAGCGGTCGAGGAAGAGTCCGCTCGTGTCAGATCGATCCATCGCCATACCCTCCATTGTAGCGGATGTCAACCCATATCGGTTGCGACACAACGGATCACGAGATATACCTTCACTACTGGGCATCCTCGGTGATCCAGGCGGATGTGTCGAATGGGTCGTCGGGGATGTGCCACCGTTCGCGGTCGCCGTACCCGTACTCGAGGACGCCCGGGGTGAGCGTGCCGTACTTCTGCACCATCGCGGCGAGGAAGCCCCTGAGTCCGCCGCATGCCCGTATGTCGTGGTGGAGGCGGGACGGTTTCCGGAGTGTGGGTACCCGGTTCACAATTCGGGTCACGGGGCCTCCAACTCGCTGGGGTCGATCACAGCGTTGACGGAGTGGAACCACTGGCTCGCCAGTTGATCGATGTCGCCGTCTGGGAACAGGACGTAGCCGCCGGGGTAGATCATCCTCACGCCGCCGTCGTCGGTCTTTTCGATGACTGACACCTGCAGTGGGTTGACGTACCGCTTGGAGCCGTCGGGGTTGATGAAGCACATCATTCGCATGGGGTTTCCTTGGTGGTGCAGTCGAAGCACAGGGGTCTGAAACTCGGGTGGATGAGCCGTTCGTACCCAACGTCGAATCGGGTTCCGCAGCCGGCGCAATGCCATTCGAGGACTTCGGCGTGGTTGGTGCCCCTCAGGCGTGCCATCCGGGCGTCGTAGTGGCGTTGGTAGACGGAGGCGGTAGCAAGGGTCGAGTTCGTCACGACGACACCTCGGGATGCTTGCGGTGGTTCACAGCCCCAGGGCAACGCTTGTCACCACACAACGGGCACAAACGCATCCCCGAGAAGTCGGGGTCACACCTCACGCAGCAGCAGCCGGGACGGGCCTCAGCCTTGTACCGCAGCCCGATCTCACGATCCAGATACCAGCGCGCCTTCTCCAGGTCCTCGATCGCATCGTGTTTCAGGTCGGCCCGCCAGATGTACTTGACGGCGTTTCCGAGGCAGAACCCCATGTGCTCGGTGATTTGGATGCACTCGACGCCGCTGGCGTGCGACCGATAGTGCTGGGGTTTGTTTACGGGGTCGTGGTCAGTCGGTCCGGTGCGTAACGCGCCAGAATCTGTGTCGCCCACTCCACTTGGTCTTCTACTCGCGCCCCCGCCGGTTGGCTCCTGTTCCACAGCTCCAAGTTCTCGGGCCGGTTGTCCGCTCGGTCGGCGTTCTTGTGATGCACTTCCTCCCCTGGAAGAAGGTGTCGGCCGAGGACTGATTCCATCACCAAGATGTGTTCCCGGACCCGTCCCGAACGTGGGTGCGCCCGAGGATGTCCTGGCGCTTTCACGAATGCGTACCCGTTCATGAAAACTCGGCCCTTGCGGCGGTTCGCTGCATTCTCCGTGCGAAGACATCCACAGCTCTTCTGACGTCCCGACTTCAGATTCGGCGTGTACACCAACAGGGTCTTTCCGCAGTCGCAATGGCATTCGACTCGACGGTTGCTCCCTCGCGGCACGTCTCGAATGATCGTCAGCCTGCCGTACCGCGTCCCCGGTTCGTAACTCGCCACCAATACATTCTATCGCGTTTTGCAATCTGGGGTGGTCGGTGTAGTGCTTCGGATGGTTGACCGGGTCGTCGGTCACTGTTCCTCCTCGCATTGGGGTCCACACCCGGACAGATCGACCGGACGGCAGGAGCGGCACACCCAGCACCAGGCGGGTAGGGAGGTCGGAAACACGAGCTGAGTCACGATGACACCCCCGGCTTGAACACCAGGGCTCCGCTGTCGTGCATCGCGATCACACCGTCGAATCCCTGAATCTCCGACTGCACCCTGATGGGGAACTCGATGTACGTTTCGATCTTCGATAGCGCCTCGTTGACTTCTTCGAGTTTGTCGAGGACGTCGGCGATGTGGCGGGCATCGTCGGACGCGATGCTGATGTGGTCGGTCATGGTGTCTCCTGGATGTGGATCTCAATGCGGGGCCGATCACGGTCGAGTTCTATGGCCATGGATGTGGCGGTGACGTGTTTCGAGTCGTCATCGACGAGGACCCCGGATTTGACGAGCGCATCCAAACTCGCTTTCAACATCGGCCCTAGGGCGTCTGTGTCGCGTCGTCGGGCGTCGGGGGTGTACCAGACCACCGAAACGGTTTGCGGGGCTGTCAGCGGCCGGATGCGGGCCTGTTTCGCTGCCGCCCACACCAACGTCTCCGCCAGGTTTTTGGCTTGGTGGACTTTCCGCCAATGCCAGGACCGTTGCTGGTTCGCTGTCATCGGCGGTCGGGGGACGTCCAGCGTCAGGATGGTCATCGCGGTTGCCCGTCGATCTGGATGCCGAAGCCTCCTGCGTACGAGGCGATCTTGCGGTCGATCTTCGCCTCATGGAGAGCGCGCTGTTGCGGGTCGGCCTGTTCCTTCGCCGCTCTCTCAGCCCGGATCTCGCGCGCGTACTTGACGATCTCCCCCGGCTCAGGTGCCGGCTTGTCCGGTTCCTTCAAGGCTCGCCGCTTCACTGCTGCGACCAGATCAGGGAGCTCGAGGTTGTATGCGCCGAAAAGGTCCGCCCACACGTTCGCGATCGTCGCAGTCACTTCGGGGTCGTCGATGCGGGGTGCGGTGCGTTGGTGGCAGGCCGACACGACGAGCATCACTTTCATGGCTTCGGCTTGGGTGGTCATCCGGTGATCGCTCTCTGGTCGGTGTCGGGCAGGGTGTTCGGGTTCTCGTTGGCTTCGGCGGCTCTGGTCATGTCGGCGAGGGCGCGAAGTTTGTGTTTCGGCCTCCCGGTGTCAGTTGCTCGTTTCTGGGATTCGCGGAGCCAGCTGTTGAATGCGGCGTCCCATCCGCCTCGGCCGTTGCAGAGGCGGCCGGTGGCGAGTTGCCTGTCTCGGAATGCGTCTGCTTCGGCGTCGATGTCGAGGGTTGGGAACTTGGCCCGGTGTAGGTCGTTCGGCGCCCAGTCGTCGGGGAGAGTGATCATCCGGTAGTTCGTTGGTTTCTCGTTGCTCTCGGACGAGAGAGAACTACTCGTAGAGGTGAGTTCACTACGTTTAGTAACCCCTTCCCCAACCCCATCCCCGCGACCTTTCGAAACCCTTTCGGAAGGGTTTAAGGGTTCGGGAAGGGTTCCGTAAGGGTTCGGAACGTCATCCGGAACGATTCGGGAAGCCACCTCGGAGGCATCCGATCGCTTCAACGAACCGAGCTCATCCGCCAACGCTTTCCGCAGTCTCGGCGACTCGGTCTGCTCCGCCACCCGCAGTGCGTTCTTCAGGATGTTGGGCTGCTTGATAATCCCGTCGTTACGGATGAACGACCGGATCAACAGTTCCTCGGTGTCGGTGTCGTAGCAGATGAACCGGTGGGCCTGGAGTTCGTCCAGGGATGCGATCACGTCGGCTTCGGTAGTGTGGTCGCATGCCTTGGCCCACTTGCGGATCATGAGCGGTTGAACGCCGGCGTTGTTGATGTCTTTCTGTGCGAGCAGCATCATGTAGGCCCGTTGTGCTGGGACGGTGCGGGCGATGAAGTCCTTGTCTCTCCAGATGGACACCAGGATTCTCCCGTGGGATCTCACTGCACCTCCGCTCTGCCTACGGCGGTGACGATCTGGTCGCACAACAGGAACACCTCGGCCTTAAGCGCATCGACAGTCCACGTGCGTTCCCACGGGCGCTGACCAACCCGTGGGCGGAGGGACCGCTCTTGGTCGTTCCACGCCTGACCTGACGGGGTGATGTGGATGCCGACTCGGTTGCGGAGCTCGTCGAGGTTCCAGAGGTCGCCGGTGTGGGCGGTGTCGAACCCGATCCAGCCGGTGCAGTCTCCGCTTCCGTAGGTGATGCCGCCGTGGACTTCGAGGTCGTCGACGTCGATGGTGTGGCCGTCGGGGATACGGGCATAACCATTGAGGACGCCGCTGATGGGGGCTTGGTAGATGGCCCACCAGATGTCGTCGTGGGTGCCCTGGTAGAGAGGGTCACGTCCCTTGAACGGAACGTCGCGGCTAGAATCTGTCATTGGCTGAACTCCTCGATAGTTCGGTCACGTGGCCGGGGTGTGTCAGCACCTCGGCCACCCCTCATTCTACCCCCGATGGTGGGGTTTTCCCGTTGTGCCACAGCAGCATTCGCAGTCACGACGCCACCCCGATCCGGCTGAGGCTGTCCAGGATTTGCAACGCCCGGAACGCTTGCGGCGGGCACACCCCGTTACCGATCGCCTTCAACTGGTCGGCACGGGACAGGCCGGGTACCGCGGTGACATGGCCGGCGGGGAGGCCCATCATCCATTCGGCGAACGCGGCATTGAGGCGGGGCCGGTCGTTGCTGTTGAGTTCGGTCGGTGCGGGTGCGGGCCTGGTTACTCGTTCCCAACGTCGAACAGCGGGGGTGTAGGAGCCAGTCGATGCTGAGGCGGATGGGTGTGGTGGCGATCCAGAGGGTGCGGTGGATCATGAGTCACCGCCGTTGACGACGGGGACGAGATAGTCCGCCGACCAGATCGGCAGGCAACAGCCGAATGGCGGACGGTCACCCTTGGGCCCGGGCGTCCAGTTGGGGCGATGGAAGCGCATACGTCCGGGCAGGAATCGAATCGACAGGATCTTCCCGCGGTCCCGTTCAGGTTCGACGAGTTGCTGCCACCACTTCTGCTCGCACCGGTTGGCGGGTAGCAGCATCACGATGCGTTCGAGGTCGACGTGGCCGCCACGCCCCCACTCGAACCACGCCTTCTCCACCCACGGCTCGATGTTCGAGTAGGGCGGGTTGCACCAGACGTTGCCGGTCCACGGCTGAGCGAGGCCGTTGTCCTCGATCGTGTAGAACTCCGGCGCCTTCGCGTTGTGGGGTGCCGCAGCAACATCGAGGGTGAACGCCCCGAACTCGGCTTCCAGTTGGGCGATGAACGCTGGATCAGTCCCCCGGTCGTCGACGGCATCCTTTGCACCACGGCGGCCGGTCTGCTGGGGGTGATTCTCCGAACGGAATCCGACAATGCTCATCGGTCATCACCCCAGTGGTCGGCTGTTCCTTCGCGGATTTGCACATGCTCGTAGCCGCTGGACCAGAGGGCGTTGCGGACGGTGTCTGCGTTGCAACGGTTGTGGCATACGCTGTGGCGCCACATGCTCCCGTCGAGCCACCAGATGTAGTGGAGGGTGGTGGTTCTCGGGGCGGTCATCGCGCACCGCCGTCGAGGATGCGGAGGAGTTGGTGCGCGACCCCGTCGAGCAGCGCAGTGACGAGGTCATCGGTCGGAGGACCGTCGTACTGCCGCTGCTCAGCCCACTCCCGCACCTGTTGGAGGGTGGCGAGTGCGGTGTCACGTTCGGACTCGGCCTTCTCGCATCCAGTTGCCCGGATGGCGAGGCGTAGTGCCCGATCCCGCTCGCGGTCGAGTTCGGCGAGGAGTCGATCCACGAGAGCCGGCGCGGCGGCGATGAACTCGGCGTTAGCGTCACTAGTGGGGCCGTCGCCCGTCAGCGCAGGGATTACGTAGGCGTACTCCGGCTCCGGCGATTGCGCGATGACGACATGGAGTGACTCGTCGGCGTTGGTTAGGCAACCGGCCAGGTACTCAGCTTTGGATTCCCCTTCGGCTGGCCCCGTGCAGTGCCTCCACTTGCCGGGTGTGATGCCTTGCAGGAGTCGGCGGGCGTCGGCCCGCACATCGTCAGACATGGTTGTTCCTTTCAGCGACCTGGGCGGCTCGCCTCTCGCAGCCGATGGTGTGGGCACGGTCGCGTAGCCACCACGCCGAAACTGTCTGGCTGTCAGCGTCTTCCACGTCGTGGTGGAGCCGTTCGATCACGTCGGCCGCGAAGAACAGGTGCTCGGGTTCTGTCTCGTCGGCCCCGCCTGTTGCGATGACGGTCAGTCCGCTGTCACGGATAGCGGCCACAGCGTCGGACCAGCCCGATCGGTATGCGGCTCGGAGTGCATCGTGTCCGTGCTCGGGGTAACGCTCGCTGGCGTCGAAGCCGTCCAGTGCGAGGCTGGCGTCGATGTCAGCCTCGTCGGGCTCGGCGATGATCTGTTCGAGGTTGGGGGTGGTCATGACGCCAGCCACTTTCGGTCGATCCACTTGATGCGTTGGACGTGTACGAAGTCGCCGAGATCCCGACGCAGGTACAGCCAGCCGTCCGCTTGGGGTGTCTCACCGTTGCCGTGTTCGCGGTCGATGATGCGGCGTCGGTTCGCGTGCGTGTCAGGCCGATGGTGGGTTGTCACCCAGTCGATGCCCGACCTGTTGTCGAATCCTTCTTCGAGGACCTGCATCAGGTTGGGGGTGGTCATAGCTCGTCCTCGGGTACGTGGCGGACAGTGCGGACACCTTCGTCTGCGTCGGTGCGTACCCACGGCTCGCACCAGCAGTGGTGGCCGTCGAGGATGTGCACCCGCTGGTCGGATGTCTGCTCGGGCAGAATGTGGTTGTCGATCATGTGAGTTCGTCCTCGCTGTACAGGAGTTGGTCGGTGCCGGTGGGCCAGTCGGCGTGTGCCCCATAGGCGTCGCGGCAGGATGTGCAGCGATACGTGCCGTCGGGGCGTTGCACCTTCTGGTGTTTGGCGCGTAGTGGTGCGAGGGCTTCCCGGGCGGCGCGTATGGCGATGTCCTCGGCCGCTCCAGGCGGGTCGACGAACGCCCATGCGGGATGCTTCGCCCTTTGTGCCGCGTGGACGGCGGGATCGGCGGTCACCGGACACCGTCCCGAAGCAGGCCCGCATCCTCAAGAGCACGGGCAGCCGTATCGCGTTCGGACGTGAATGTGAAGTCGGCGAGTACCTTCGCCACCGCCTCGATGCGTTGCTCCCGTTCCCGCTCGTCAGACTGGGCAGCATCCAGACGATCAGCCTCGGCACGGAGCCCGTCTGCCAGCACATTCCGCTGTCCGCCACGGATTCCGGAATCGCCACCCGGACGGGCGATCTCGATCATCTTCGCCGCCCACCGCAGATGATTGGGGTTGGTGGCATCCGGTTCAGGCAGAGACGCTTTCGCCTCATCGACCCACTGCTTGGTTACGGCATTGTTGTCGTCGATGATCTTGGTCAGCCGCTCACGCTCGGCCTTAACCTGGCTCGGAAGGTCGGTGTAGGTGAAGTCGAACGGGTACTTGCCGATAGCCTTCGCAACCTCGTCGAGGATGCATTGGAAGTCGCGTCGGGTGAGTTCGCTCATGTCAGTACACCGCCCCGGTGTTGGCGGGATCGGCGGTCACCGGACACCACCAAAGTCGAGTGCCATCGTCTGATTCGACAAGCGTTTCGCGATGAGTTCGCAGTAGCGTTCATCCAGCTCCACACCGATCGCCTTACGGTTCGCCTCAGATGCAGCGACCAGTGTGGAACCCGATCCAGCGAACGGATCAGCAATCACCCCCGGCGGACACTTCGCAATCAGTCGGGCCAGCAGGGTGGTGGGTTTCTCGTGCGGATGCAGGCGGCCATTGCGGGCCATCGACTGCACGGGCGCACACGTCAACACATTCGAATCTCGGCGTCCCGCGAAACCCTTACCGAGCACGTAGATTTCCTGATCGGAAGGCTTCCACGGCACCGACAGATCACCCATACCTAACGCACCTTTCGTGTCCCAGATGAGACGGGTGTGGGTTCCTTCCGGTCGAGGGACGCGCCACGTACCGAACACAAGTGCCGGCCGATCTCCCCACGCGTCAAGGGCTGCATCGCGGGCGGTTGTGTCCTTGTCGCCCGCGATGCTCGCAGCGAGGGTGTCGCGACGTGATCCCGACTGGTAGTCGATCCCATATGGCGGATCGGTCAGCAGCACATCGGCTTCCAGCCATGCGGTGATGTCGAGACAGTCTCCGTGGTAAAGGGTGACGAGGCCGTCTTCGTAGTAAGGCTCGCCCATGTCAGTACACCGCCCCGATGCGTTCCACATTGCCGTGGCGGTCGTGGATGACCAGACGCCACGGGACGACGATCTCCCTGGGATGGCGGACATTCGGGAGCGTCCTCGCCGCATACTGGGCGTCGATGGCGTTGAGTGCCCCGGCCCGCCGCTTGTAGCCACCGCCGCTTCCAGCCACTCCAGGAAATTGATCAGATCCAGCTCGTTCATTCGTTGTCTCCTCTTGAGGTTCTTCCCACACACGGGATACGTCTCGTTGTTTCTGCACCTGTTGCGGGAGAACGCAAAACGCAAAGCTCCCCCACCCTGGCCGCGCACTCAGGGCACGACCGTTCAATCGCCCCCCACAGGAGGTAGGACTCCGGAACCTCAGCCCACCGCATCGCACACCTCGACCCCGCCGGCATCGTCGAGCAAAGCCCACCAGCCAGACAGCAGGACAGGCACATCGCTGGACGGCTGCCGGAACTTCGACACCAACCAGCCCTTCGCGTACGCCTGCGCCGGATTGCGGCCGATCCAGTCATGGCAGCCGCGGCACACCAGCAGACAATTCGACAGGGCGTTGATCTGTGGGTCTTTCGATCCGCCCATGCCGCGGTTAGCTCGGTGGTGATAGTCCTGCCCTGTGCCGGTACACCAGTCGGTTTGGACTTCGCAACGGCCCATCGCCCGCACCGCAGCAGCAGCCTTCACATCCGCAGAGAAGCCCGTCATGACGCCGTCTTCCGTTGCTGCCGCGCCACCGCAGTCAACGCCGCCGGACACCGCCGACCATGCCGCTCATACCGGCGCTTCACCGACGCCGGCAACAACCCCACACGACGGCTTGCATCCTCCACACCGACACCCATCGACAGGAGGTATTCGAAATCGGAGAACACATCCTCGGCAGTGCGGGGTTTGTCCACCAGTTCCGGTGTGTAGGTGGGGTCGTCGATGCGGTCCTCATCCCACGCCAACGGAGGTAACCAGCCCTTCGCCTTCGCCCTAGCCCGCGCATTCCGATCCGTACCCGGAACCATCTGCAACTGCGAAAACAACACCGTCACCTGCTGCGCCCGAACCACCGTGATGTTCTCCACCCGGCCCGCAAACATTTGAGTCGCGTTCTGCGGTGACGGCCACCCCAGCCGGGACCACAACTCGCGCTGCGAGTAGCCGTTCGCTGCGAGGGCCTGCAACCGTCGCACCGAACCCAACGCAGGAACCACCCGACCGCCCCGCAAACACGGCACCTTCGACACCGGTACCGGGATCGCCAACACTCGGGCTGCGGTGTTCCGCAGCACCTTCCGTGCGGGCGGATTCCCTCGAGCTGGCCTGCCGTACAGGATCGCTTGGATGGTGGAGGGTGCGATGACGGTGAGTTCCCGGACTTTACGGTTCCCGATCCCGGCGGCGCGGAGGGCGAGGAGGTGTTCGCGTACGGGTTGAGCGTCGGTGTAGGACGGTTCCCATCGGCCGTAGGCGGTTTGGCGTGCGCGTAGTTGGGCGTAGCAGCGGGCGCATCTTCCGCGGGCGTGGGCGGGTCTCCCACACTGGCACGTCATGCCGCAGCCTCCTTGGCCATGGCTTTCCGATTCACGTGGTGTGGTGCCGCCGAGGACGCCGTGCTGGTCGTTGTTGTCCAATGCCCACTGCAAGCACACCGCACGAACGTCACAGCCCGCGCACACCTTCTTCGCGTCGGCGGTTTGGGTGGGACCGTAGTGGGAGGGGTAGAAGATTTCGGGATCGAACTGACGGCAGATGCCCAACTCGTGCCAGGCTGGCGGCTTGGGTAGGTCGGCCAGCATTTCTGACACGTTGCGGTTGCGGTTCAACAGGTTCGACCCGGGAATCACTGACGACGACCCGACAGCCTGCTTCTTGTCGTCGATCGTGTTGCGGTCCGATCTCCTGTCCATATTTCGGGAGGGCACGTACTCAATGTGGAAACCAGTGCTCATTGGGTGGCCTTTCGGAGGAGGTGTTGTGCATGCTCACGGGCAGCACAGTTCGGGCAAGGGATAAGGTCGCCGGTCCGGTGGCCGGGTTTGAGCCGCACCATCTGGCCGGTACCGCCACACACCACGCAGGACGTCATGAGGCTTCCTGGGCGCCGAGTTCATCGGACAGCGTTTGCTGAGCCTCAGCGTGATCCGGGGCGGAAGACATGATCGCCGTGCCCTTCTCCTGCACCTCGCGGGTCAGTTGGACGAGAACAGGCACCGCCGCCGTGTTCAGCTCAACGTTGCGGGTCGTCTGCGCCCATTGCGCGAACTCCTTCGTCACCATCCCGGCCGCGGTGACAGCGTCCGCAAGATCCCGTTGAGCTCGCTGCGCCGGCGTCTGCTGCCGGTTCCGAACTTCCTCGGATGAGGCGATGCCCTTCTTTGTGTCCGCGGCCAACGCTGCGACGATCGCCCGCCCCCACGCCGCGGTCTCCGCGTTCTGCATCTCCGAGTCGCGGGTGAAGCTCGTCGGCCCGGGGATGGGCTCCCACGCGGTACCGATGCCCGGCCGCTCGTCGTCAGGGGTGCGGTAGGCGGCGGCGGTGAACGCGAGGAATGCTTTTCCTCCAACCTCGAGCACCTCGTACTTCAGCTGTTGCAGTGAGCCAGTCGGGTACTGGTTGCGGAACTCGACGATGCGGGTGGCGACGTCGATGTAGTCGAGTGGTCCCTTGTAGTCAGCCATCAGAGGTCTGCCTCCGCTCTGGAAGCGACGACCTCGAACCCGTTGCCATCCTGACGAATCCAGTCACCCGGATGGGCGGTCTGTCCTTCGACCTTGATGGCGAGGGTGTGGGGTTGGGGCCGGTAGAGGAGGCCTCCGCACCAGAGGGCGATGCGTAGGGTGGCCCGATACCGTTCGAGCCACGAACCGTCGGTCGGGATGTGCTGAACGTCGGCCATCATCGGACCTCGTACTTGCGCTTGATCGCATCCTCGATCGTGTCAGCCCAGGCTGGCACCGCTCCGACGTAGCACTCGCACGTCTCTCCGTCGATGATGTAGTGGCACAGGCCGTGGTGAGGCGCGCCAGAGAATCGTTCGCGCATCTGCTGGAGGATGTCCAGCGGTTCGTCCATGCTCATGGTTGTCTCCATGGGTCTTGTTGCCCGTAGGCAGGATTGGGGAACAGTTCTTCAGGCTCAACCGGGTCTTCAGGGCTGCTGTCGCCCCACCCGGGAATGTCGTACGGGTAGTCAGGGCCACGCCACTTGAAAGGGCCAGCAGAGATCGCGTGGCGGGTGGAGAACGTCACAGCACAGCCTGACCAGCCTGACCAGCCAGGAACACCATCACGTGGTCGCGGGTGGTCCACGGGGATGGTTGTGGCTCTACCCGCAGCACCCGCCGCCCAAAGAAGTCGGTGAGTACAGCACCACACCCGGCGGCGGTGACATCCATCGACGCCAGGAACCCGCACGTGAATGCGACGGATGCGAGGTCGGCTTCCACCTCCACGAGATCCCGTGCAGCCCGGAATGCTTGCATGTCAACGACGGTCACGGGTCACCGCCTTAGCGCAGTCCTCACAGACGAGGATGGTTTTCCCGGCCCGCCCGTCGGGGAACACCAGGTATTCACGGACGTAGGCGATGAGGGCGTCGACGGGATAGTCGGTGCGGCAGTTGGGGCACCAGCCGGCGTATCTGGCCGGGAACGACCCCCTCATGCCGCGCCTTCTGTGGTGAATAGGTGTGGCCGGTAGGCGTGTTCGATGCGGCGTGCTTGGTCGTCCAATCCCATCGCCAGCATGCGGGCCTGCATGTCGGTCAAATGCAGGTCGGTGCGTTCATCCCCCGGCCCCACAACAACGACGCGTAGATGGCCGTGCGAGTTGACGCCGAGGGACAGGAACACGGGGCCGTGGCAGGTATCGACCTGGATGGCCGGCGACTCAGTGAGCTTCATATGACTCATGCGGACTTCACCACCCATGCAGAGTGATACGCATACTCGAGCGCGTAACCCCACTCAAGACTGCAAGTAAGGAGTTCATTGCCGCGCATCACGTGCCAGCACACCGGGAAGGACACCCAATGCCGGTCGATGTCATCGACTGGGTGGGACACAACGCGGATACGGTGCTTACTACTCATCGGATGTCTCCGTTCACGATCCGCAGATGCGGGAAATCCTCATCCGGGTCCTCATCATCCAAATCCGCATCCGTCAACCACCCGGCGATCTTCGGCACATACGAGGCGGCAGACACGATGACGAATCCCCAAAACGCCCCGGCCACAGCCAGACCGGTCACAGTCGGCGGGGTACGCACCAACAGCACATCGAGAAGTGTGGTCATGATGCCAACTCCCCCGGTGCTGGCTGCGGCAACTCATTCCGCCACCGAAGAAGCTCCTCATGATCAACGAAGTAGCGTCCCCCGTACTGGCGGAACAAGATCCGGCCCGCCTTGTACTCGCGGCGCAACGTCTTCTCAGACACCCGCACCTTCTCCGCCGCTTCCTTCAGCGGGTACTGGAACGCTTCCCCTGGTCTCAGATTGTCGATGTCAGTCACGGCTGGGACTCCTCAGTGTCGGTTCTGGTTGCGGCGTCTAGAACGTCTGCGATGACAAGGAGACGGTCCGCCATGATGCGGAGTTCACCAGCAGGCGTAAGAATTTCGTCTGTCGAATGACCGAGTAGCTGTCCGAAGTCGATGCCAAGAACTTCTGCAATCGCTGCGGCCTGTTCAAGGGTGACCGTCCGTTGTCCGGTCTCGGTACGACAGATCGCAGTTGAGTTCATGTCGACAAGGTCTCCCAGGGCCTTCTGTGACATCCGCCTGGCGATCCGAGCCTCACGAATGCGGCGCGCCACCTCTTGGCGTGAGTACTTCATGCCCCACCGCCAGCCAGATAGAACCGCTCGATGGCATCCTGCAGTCGGCGAACATCTCGGAGGTCGAGCGTGTACGGGCCGATCTCGAGAACCACGCCTGCCGCCTGGTTGACCGCAACCCGCAGGGGGATTGAGACGTTAGAGTCTGTCATCGGAACATATGGCTCAAGAGCGTCTGCGCCGTCGATGACGACCCGGCCAATTTCCTCGTGTTCGTGCGTGCGGTCGGCATCGAGGACCGGGAATCGCCACCCGTTCACGCCGCACGCTCCTTCGCTACCAGGCGAGAGATCGCCTCAGCGCCAGCGGGAGTGATCTTCAAGGTGTGCATCACCTCTGAGCCTCGGAACCGCGGAGCCTCATGGGATTCGACCCGACGGAAGTACCGCTTCTTGTCGGCTTTCTCCGAGTAGCGGCGCCGCTCGATCTTCTTGCCGTGGGTGTTCGACCACCGCGAGTCGGTCTGCACGTAGATCCAGTTCTTCTCGATGAGAAGCTCACGCAGCTTTGACTCCTGCAGATTCAGGGTGGAGGCGACGGTGGAGAAGGTGAGGCAATCAGCGTCAGCGACATAGGTGTCGACGTACGACACCTTGTGGGCGTCGCCGGTGACTTTCTGCTCAAGCTGATAGATGCGGGCATCGCGTTGCTCCAACATCTGATTCGCCTCCACGAGCGCAGCGGCTACAAGCTCTGGCCCCTGGAGAGCGGGCTGCGCGTTGAACGATCCGGTCTTGCGGATCTCGGGGAGCACGACGTCGGTGAACCAGTCCTGCACCTGCTCGGCGTGCCTCGCGTTGCTTCGCATGATGAGGCGATTGACGCCACCCTCACTGCAGACGAGCATGCGCTGAGTTCCGCTGGGGGTACTCACTTCTGAGTACCCCTGCTGGTGCGGCCGGAGGAGCCGTGCTGCGTTGCTCGCGTCGCGGTATCCAAGAATCTTCGCGACGTCGGAGACGACGAACCACGGCTCGCCGTCGATGATGACGGTCCGGACCGCAGTGCCTTCGTAGTTGAAGGGCACGATCCGTGCGGTATTCTGGTCTTGCACTTGAACTCCTTCCGCGAGTTCGTCTGACCGCCCGGTGTTCACGCGCCGGGCGGTTCTATTTCTGTGGGAAGTTGGTGACCTCGGCCGCATCCCCAGCGGCCGAGGTCCGCGCGCGGGGTGAGAGTGGGGTGAGCGGCCCCTCCGCACGCTCAGCGCACCGGCATCGATCCGGCGCACTGTGATCTGTGAAGTCCGCGGTCAATGCGCGGACGATGGACCGCGGCCGAGGATGGATGTCCCGCATCGGAACCGACAGCATCACGTCCGGGCTAGTCCACCCAGGTAGATAAGTGACGATGTCGACGTGTTGGCCGTCCAAGCTGTAATCGCGGATAGCGATCACCGGGTATGCCTCATCCGGAGTCGGACGCCACACCGCGGTACTCACGACGCCAGCTCCAGGAACGCGATGTGGTGCAGCAGTTCCAGTGCCCGGTACGCCTGAGGCGGGCACACACCGTTGCCGACGGCCTTCAGCTGATCGTTGCGCAGATACCGTCCACAGTTCGCGCAGGTAGCCATCACAACCACCACCAGATGCCGGCCACCCACACGAGGAGTCCGAGGACACAGGCCGCGGCGATCGCACGGCACACCTGCACACCCTCAGGAGACGGACCCAGATTGCGGTTCATCACGCCGCCTCGTCCTCTGTGGGCACGACGTCGAACAGGTCTGAGAAGCAGTCTCCGCCGAATGCCTCGATGCACCCGGCGATGAACTTGGGGCCGGGTGCCGCCTTGCCGGTAAGGACGCGGGAGACGGTGCCGGGATCGACGTGGATTTTCTCGGCGAATTCTCGGTCCAGGCTGGTGCCGGTGAGGCGTCGGATCTTGGCGAGACCGGTGGGGTTGAGTTTCAGGGTTGCCAACACAGCTCACCGCCCCTGGCCTGCGTGAACTAGCGTCACGCTAGTGGTAGTCGACTTCATGCTCCGAGCTCCTTCATTTCTTCGTTGGTGATGAGGACGAGGCCGGTGCTGTGGGTGTTGACCGGAAGCCCTTCGGCGGCGAGCGCGTCGCGTAGCGCGATTTCCATCTGAGGACGCACCCGGGGCTGGAAGCGGCGCTTGCCGCCGTAGTTGCCTTGGTCGTGGTCGTAGATGAACCGGCGACCTTTTGCGGTGGGCTTGCGGTGGTCGTAGCCGTCACGGATTGAGCCGTCTGCGCGCACGCGGGTGTTGCGCTGGTTGATCAGCCAACCCTTGGCGTAGAGGTGCTCATCGAACTTGCGGGCTGGAACTTCGGAGAAGTACTTCTTGCCGAAGTCGGTGAGGTGGATGCCATCTCCGCCTTCGATCGCTGCGCGGTGTTTCTGCTCGACAGCAAGTCGCTTCTCGGCCTTCTCGCGGGCGGCGTGCTCGGCTTCGGCGCGCTCTTCGGCGTTGACGAGCTTCCGGGCGTACTCCAGTGGCGTCAGGGTTTCGATGGTCTGGTTGCGGAGTGCGTAGAACGCGGCGACGAGACGTTTCTTGAAGGTGCGGACCACCTCGTTGTTGCGGAGGTAGGTGATCAGCAGCGTCGCGTGCGGCTCATTGAGGATGGCGAACTCGACGTCTCCACCGCCGTGTTGGCCGGCTGGTCTTGGTCGGATTTCAAATCCGACCAAGCCGAACTCGTTGAAGTCGTCCAGGTTGTGGCGGATGAGCTTGATGACCGACGAGTGCTCATTGCCCGTCCCCTGGGCGATCACTAGTGAGGTCGTGAATCCTTCGCCGGTCGCATCTACAGACACGATCGGTGCCGCACTCGGGATCAGATCGGCTGTGCGAGTCATTGGCCCTGCTCTCCGCTTCCGCCCGCTTGACCTGCTGTCTTGCGGCTATGCGTACGAACGTACACGTTCGTAGGAGTGCGCGCAATTGCTGAACATCACGATTACGTAACGGCGGCAGATTGCGCCGCCGACCTGCGAAACGACAAGCGTGTGATTCCCCCATCAGGGCCGTTGCGTCGCCGCAACCGTGTTTCGACAGCTCAAAACATTGCGCGCACGCATTACGGTGTGAGCCGTGGAGAACAAGTGGTGGGCGTACGTGCAACAGCGCACGACTGGGGCAACCCAGAAAGCGATCTCCGAAGAAACGGGTATCGAACAGACGGTGCTATCCCGGTGGAAGCTCGGCAGGAACCGCCCTGACGCGCAGAACGTCATCCAGTTCGCCCGCGCAATGGGCCGACCGCCTATGGAGGCATTAGTCGCCGCCGGCTACCTCGGCTCCCAGGAAGTTGGAGAGGTTGTTGAGGTGGCAATGAGTGCCACCGATCTTGCCGTCGACGACCTCATCGAGGAGATGCGTCGGCGAATCGGCACAGCCGAAGCACAGTCAGCGTTCATAGACGCACTCACCCAGGGTGCAGCCGTCTGGATTGTGGAAGCGCCACACAGCCCTGGGGTGTCCATCTCCAGAGTCGGCGACCAGGTAACAGCCAATCTCGTCCTGTCGCCAAACAACAAACTTCATATTCACCCCGAGCTAGCAGATCGAACTCAAGGAGAACCTGATGACCTCACGACGAAAACGACGACTACGAGCAGCGAGGGCGAAACGCCTGAAGGTAAGAAGAACCGCGGCGGGGGGAGCCCGCCGCTAGCTGACGATTCGGAGAAGGGGCCGATCCTGCGTCCGGGTGAAGACCTCCCGGGACTGCGGGAGGAAACACCGCAACAGCGCCGCAAGGTCCAGTAGTTCATCGGTCGATAGTTCGCGAGAGTCGATGGAGTGCATGGTGTCTCGAATCTCGGCGAGGATGTCGGGGCGTGTCTGTTCGGGCATGGCGGTACTCACTCTTTCACTTCCGGGGGGACGGGAAGTGACCCCTAATATGGATCTCTCACACGCGGCTGTTTGATGTGAGAGACCGAACATAGCGGACAGTCCTGACATCATCGTTTGCCGCAGTAACCACACCAGCCGTGCATTCAACTCGCCCGGACGCCAGTTGATCGGCTCGACGATGCAGACGTACGGCTGGTCGGCGCAGTGCCAGGTGCAGCTGGACGGGCGGACGGTCGATTCGGCGTACGTGCCGGGCCGACGTCACGCCAACGCCAACTGCTAGTCAGGAAGGGCGAGGAGTTTCTCGAGCTGTCCGAGCGCGGCGCGGGTGAGGTCGGTGGACGTGTGCGCGTACTGGCGGGCCATCGCAGAGGTTGAGTGGCCAAGTATCTGCATGCGGACCGCTTCTTCGACGCCGGCTTCTTGCAACAGGGTGGCGACGGTGTGGCGGGCGGCGTGCTGATCTGGCGCGTCCTGCGCGGTCTCCACGACCCCGGCGGCTACGCACACGTGTTTCCAGGCGTCTGTGTCGTCGCGGGGTAGGACAGCAGCCCCATCTGAGCGGGTGAACACGAGGCCCTGTTGGGGTTGTCCGCGTTGTTCCCAGAGTGCCGTGAGTGCGGCAACCACTGGGGGCAACAAGGGTACGAGCCGCCGTGACCCTGCCGTCTTCGTCGGCACCAGGCAGGCAGTCCAGTGCACGGGCTGGAAGGTGAAGGTGGCGGGTACGTCGAACGCTTCCCGCGGGTACACGTCCGTCTGGGGGCGTGGACCCTTCTTCAGCTTGAGTCGGGCGAGCTGCCAGGAGATGTCGATGACACCGTGTTGGAGGTCGACGCGATCCCACGTGAGACCCAATGCTTCGGCCTGGCGTGCCCCGGTCAGGAGTGCGAGGGACCAGCGTGCGGCGGCGTGCGCATCCTGGCCGGCGACGTGGAGGAGTAGGGCGCGGGCCTGGTCGACTGTGAGGGGTTGGCGTTCCTCCGAGCGGGCTTGTGGTCGGTCCATGCGGTCACACGGATTGGTGCTGATCTTCCCGTCTTTCACCGCATCCCCCAACGCTTTTGCCAGCACCGAGTAGGCGGCCTGGGCGGTGCGGGTCGAATGCTTGTCGGTCACGTGGGTGACCATGCGACGGATGTCGGTGGGGGTGAGCTTGCCGAGTTTCTTCGATCCGAGGTGTGGGATCAGTTGGTGCTTGATGGTGGAGCGGTAGGTAGCGAGGGTGCGGGGCTTGAGTCGTGGTGCGGCGATGGTGTCGAGCCAGTAGGTGAGCCACTTGTCGACGGTGATCTGGCCGGCGTTGGGGAGGATGCCGTTTGCGAGATCGGCACGCATGGAGGCGAGTTCGGTGACGGCGTCGGCGTACTTCTTTCGGCCACGCTGGTAGTAGGAGCCGTCAGGGAGTTGGACTTGCGCCATCCACATACCGTCGGACTTCCGTTGGTGTAGTCCGCCTTCACCTTTGGCGCGTCGCCGCTTCTTCGGTGGCATATCCCGCTCACTTACGTTTGTACTTACGTTTAGCCCAGTCTATCCGCCGGGTAGACATTAACGCGGAAAACTCAGCTACCAGCAGGTATCCGGCTGGGCTTGACACCAACCCTACCTTGATCATCCCCTAAAACA